GATTGTCATTTTTGCTGCCATAGCGTCAATTCATTCCGGGGATTGAACATTGGATGACCAGCTCGCCGCCCGTCAGGTCGTCGAGCTTCTTCTTGTCTGCGGCCGACATCAGCCCGTTGGCCGATTGGGTGGCGACGGCCGTCGATGCCTTACCGTTCCAGGTCGTTTTCTCCGTGTCGGTCACGAAGCGGTGCGTCGAATCCTGTACGATTACCGAAGCGGGATGCGTGGCCGGATGCTGGTAGTTGTTCGCCCCGGCAGCCACGCCGTCGAGTTTCTTCTTGTCGGCCGCCGACATCAGACCGTTGGCCGATTGGGTGACGACGGCCGTCGATGCCTTACCGTTCCAGGTCGTTTTCTCCGTATCGGTCACGAAACGGTGCGAGGCATCCTGTTCGATCATCGTCGCCGGATGTGTGGCCGGGTGCTGGTAGTTGTTCGCTCCGGCGGCCACACCCGCGAGTTTCGCCTTCTCCTCCGAGGTGTAGTCTTCGGTAGAAAGGCCCTTGCCCGCAACCTTATCGACCTTCTGGCCGATCTGCGTGGCGACGGTCGTAGCGAAATTCGGATCGTTGCCCAGGGCGGCCGACAGCTCCTTGAGCGTATCGAGTGCCGCAGGGCTGCCGTCCACCAGTTCGGCGATGGCCTTATCCACGTATGCCTTTGCCGATTCGAGCGTCGTGCGGTCCCCGCTCTCACGGGCGGATTTCTCCGAAGCCACGGCCGCATCGGCGTGGCTGTTGGCCGACTGAAGCGTCGCGGCATCGCCCTGCCCACGCTTCTGGGCCTCGTCCGCCACGGAGGTGTCGGTGTAGGTCTTGGCCGAAGAAAGGGTCGTGGCATCGCCTTGTGTCCGCTCCTCGGCTTCCGCTGCGACAGATGTGTCGGTATAGGTTTTCGCGGCTTGGAGGGTCGTCGCATCGCCCTGTTCGCGCTTACCGGCTTCGGCAGCAACGGAGGTGTCGGTATAGGATTTGGCCGAGGAGAGCGTCGCGGCATCGCCCGCGGCCAGTTCCCTGCGGATCGCGGCCTCTTCACCTTTGGCACGTTCGATCTCGTCGTCGAGTCTGCCGTCGAGCGCCTCGATGTCATTTTGGACCTCATTGAACGCCTTCTCGGAGGAGGCTACATGGACGGAGAGGTCGTCGGTTACTTTCTGCACTTTCTTCTCCAGCTCCCGTCCCTCGGCCGTATTGTATTTCCCGTTAAGCTGATCGGTAAGCCCCTCGACCCCACTCATCGGGATTTTGTCCTCGGTCTTATGGAAGAAGCTGTCGAAGAGGTCCGAGAACTGCTCGGCCGTCGGGTACATTCCCCGGCCGAACCATTTGCGCAGCTGCGCACGTACTCTGATTGCCATTCTGTAATCGCGTGATAAGAGTTTTACTTCGTCCGCATGACATAGGCCAGCGTATAATAGGGCGGGCGGTTCTCGTGCGAGCTGCCGCCGCCCGTGCGGTCCGTTGTTCCGAAAGGCGTCGTGCGGTCATGCCACGATACGGCTTCGGGATAAGAGTTGCTGCCGCCGCTGCGCCAGCTGCCGTTACCTCCGGTCCAAAGATTCTCCCCGTGTGCGTGCGAGGGCATCTCATCGACGGTGAGCGTGTGTTTCTTCTCGCCGCCCACCTTGCCGTAGCTGCCGTAGTCGGCATCGCTGACGTTGTAACCCACCACGAAGCGGCCGCGCAGGTCGGGCAGGCGGAAATAGCCGCTCGTGGTCGAGAGTTTCCGGCCGTTGCAGTCGTAGGCGTTGTTGTAGGTGCTGCCGATGGCCTTGTAGAGTTCGGGGTACTCCGACTGCTTGAGCTGCTGCCCTTCGCAGAGAGCATAGCCGTCGGGGATGCGGGATCCTGCCCAGATTTCGACCATGCCCAGCGGCGTGCGCTGAATCTTGGCCAGGGCGGTCTGCAACGCCACGATCTGCGCTTCGAGCTCGGGCAGCGACTGCGCCTCGCGGAAGTCCTCCCATTTGTAGTTCTCCTCGCCGACGCCTGGAGCCAGCGACCGCTCGACGTAGGCTTGCGGATATTCGTACCCCTGGGCCTGTACCGGGATCGCGGCTTGTTTGAGGTACATGCCGCCCGAAATGGAGCCGCCCTCCCAGTAGAGCACCTCCCCCTCGGGGTGTTCCTTCGTGCGCAGGAACACGTAGCCCTCGCTCCGCTGCGTGCCGCCGCCCGTGAGTGCGCATCCCAGCAGGATCGCCTTGTCGCCCGCCAGGTTGCCGATGATCGACACCACGTGCGCGTTGGTCTGCATGTAGTCGAGCATCTCGCAGTCGGCCGGAAAGTCTTTGTTCGATTGCAGGAGGAACCTGCCCTGTATCTGTTTCATCGTCAAATGTAGTTTATGGAGAATCGTTTCGAAGCCAGCTTGTACGCATCCACCACGGCCCGGACCTGCGTGATGTCCAGCTTGTCGTAGAGCGCCAGCGGGATATTCACCCAGAAGTCGTAGCCGCTCACCCCGCCGTAGCCGCGGCGGTTGAGAATCAGGATCCGGCCCGATCCGCGGCGCGGGACCAGCACCTCGGCGTCCTCCTCGCGTTTGTGCAGGGTGATGAAGCCCACGTTTTCGACCGTTTCGGTGATTGTGATCCTCCGGTCGATGGGATCGAACTTGTCGTTCAGCAGCGCCCGCAGGTAGCACACCTGGCCGTTGTGTTCGAGGCGGTAGTCGCTCTCGCGCTTCCAGAGGATGAACCGCGTGTGCAGGTATTGCAGGGGCGACACGGCGGCGTAGGCCATCGCGGCGAAGAGCGGCCGCCGCCAGAAGGTCGGCAGCAGCAGGAGCGCCAGGCGCTTGAAGTTCACGTCGTACTTATCCATTGTATGCCTTCATATTGAGTACGACGTCGCCCATCTCGAAATAGCCCGCGGCCGGGATGCACCGCGCGTCGATCGTAACCAGCACCTCCTCGCCTGCCGCGACGGTCGTCGCCCCGCGGAACTCCACGATCCGCACGCCGTCGAGCGTCTGGAGCGCATCGACGAGCGCCATGTTGGTATATTCGCCATTGAAGGGCAGGTTCTCGATGTAGTTGCGGACAGCCTCCCGACAGGCGCTCTCGACCGTTTCGGCCACGAGCATCGGGTCGTAGTACACGTCCGCCTCGCAGTTGAAGCGGTCGGGGTCGATGTTCACCAGCGCCGTGCGCACGCCCGCGTCCTTGATCTCGGCGATGTAGGCCGCAAGCTGCGCCTCGGTCTCGGCGTCGAGCCTGCACCGCTTGCCGTCCTTCTCGCCCGCGACCTTGATCGTCAGGAGCGAAGCGTCCCGGTTCTCGACCGCCACGGCGTGCTTGACCACCCGTGCCGCCGCGATGGCGTCCTCGGTCATCCCCTCAGTGTCGTAGCGGTCCGTGTCCGCGATCAGCGTCTTGCCCTTCATGAACGCAAGCACCTTGTCGCGGTACCACCGCGGACGGTGCGGGATGATCTCCTCGATGCGTGTGTCCACCTCGCCCTTGTACGTGTCGAAGAGCTTCTCCAGCGTCCACGCCGCAACGGCGAAAATGTAGAACAGAATCCCGATGACGGATACCTTGCTGAAATGCGACGTGAAGCTGTCGCCCGGCGTAAATCCGAACAACTCCGCAACGGATTCGTTACGCATGAAATCCGCGCAGATCGTTTCCTTGATTTCCTCGATCGTTCTCATCGTACCACAAAGTCTATTTCAATCCCCATAAACCCGATACCGCCGTAAGGAACCATTTCCGTCTCCTCGGCCGAAGGTGCGGTAGCTGGTTTTATTCTATCGGCCGCCAGTTCCTGCACGACAGACTCCTCTCTGGTTGTCGTCATGACGATATCGAGTTTCTGCCCCGTGTTCAGTTCGTCGGTCAGCGCAAGACCGTTACGTTCGGCAATTTCGAACGCGGCCTCGACAGTCCCGCATTCCTGAACTGCGATATCCAGCAGAGTCTGGTTATTTCGTGTCGTAGTCTGCATCGACGGTCAGTTTATTGTTCGTTATATCGACTTCTACATCGTTCACCCGCATACCGTCAGCCTTCAGTTGAGCCGTAATCTCGCGTGCCCATCCAGTCGTTTCGTGGTCATTGGCGATGTTCGTGATCCCGACCCCGAGGGTCGGATATTCTTTCAATTCTCCCTTCATTGCCTGAAGAATCGCAGCTTGGTTCTGAATCGTCACCTCTCCGACCTGCAGGCCCTGCACATAGACGTTTTGGTCGTTACGCCGAGGATCGATTTGCAGATCTCCTGTCTCGGGATCGATCAGTATGCCGATATTCTTAGCCATTATCAGTGTGTTGCTTTTTTATCCTCCAAATCTTCGAGAGAGATGGTTGCGGCCGCCATTTGTTCGGAGAAAATCCCTGCTCCCGTTCCTCCGTTGGCCGCAGCTCCAATGCCTACTCCTGTCAGTCCGGCAGCGACGGCCGTCCGCATCGTTTCGCAGTAGCGCTGAACGCTTTCCAGCGAACGGCGCAACGCAGCGGCCAATACCAGGCCGCCCTGCTTCCCGCCGTTGATTTCCACACCGTCAGCCGTAACCTTCAACTGCATCCGACCGACCGTAGCCGAAACATTGCTCCCGTTCATTGTGACGGTCGTATCGCCGTGACGGTAGGTCAGCGCTTCGATCTCTGAATAACCGATCACGGAGCATTCGCGCAGCTCGCCGCACGAAAGGTCGGCTACCAGAACAATACTTCCCGTTGCAGGTTTCAACAGCAGGCCGCCGTCCGCTCCGCCTTCGATGGCTGCCAGACGGATGCCCGGAATCTCCAGTTCGTTATACCGCGCCCGACAGGTGTCGCCCTCGACGGAGACGACCTCCATCGGGCGAAACAGGAATACGGACTGTTCCGTGCCCGTAATCTGCTGCAAAAGCTGTTTTATCTTCGAGGCGTTATCCATTGTTTTCTATGCGTTTTCCGATGGTGACGACCCGGCTCGCACCTTTGTCGCAAAAAGTCGTTTCGACGCCCAACACGTAATAGCTTCCGTTCTTGTATTCGTACTCCGTGTCGCGGATCTCGGCCAGCCATGTCGGCTCGACATAGGGTTCGAGCCATCCGGTGAACGAGCCCTCGTAGCCGGTATAGGCCCGCACCTTCAGCTCTTCGTCGGCCCGTTGTTCGAGCGATTTCCGATCCGAAACACCCGGCAATTTGAGTGTAAACTTGTCGCCGCCCGTCGTACCGCGTTCGATACGGATCGTCTTGCCTTTGGCATCGGTTCCCTCGACGACAGCCAGAAACTTCCGCTTCGAGGCGTCCCGGTACTTGAGGTCGGACTTCTCGATGTTCACGGCGAAGTCGTAAATGACCTTCTCTCCGATCTGGGCGTATTGCGGATGGACGTGCAGGGTTTTTCCGCGCAGGTAGATGTTGGCCTTCGTTTCGCTCTGCACCTTGCGCAGCACGTCGTACCCCGTCGCTGCATGGATAGTGAAGTTATCATACGTGAAATCGTAATCGCATGCCACTTCATATTTTCCGACCTCTTCGGCGACCGAGGTCAATAACGTTTTCACCGTTACGCTTTTCAGGACACGGTCCTTGAGGTCTTTGCGGAATTTGTAGAGTTCATCTTCGCAATGAATACGCACGGAGTCGTTATCAGTAGCGATTTCGGAGACATACCCGGAAAATTCATCGCGCAATATCCGATCATATCCCAGGCGGATCCGAACAGCATCTCCTTCGGCGATTTTCTGTTCGACCTTCAATGCCCGGTTGAAAAGCGTCCCCGGCAGCGTAATATCGGCCGTATCAGCCAGGTTTTCGACGCTGCATTTGATCGCAACCTTTTCGAGCGCCGCCAGCCGATACTTCCCGATCGTTATGTCAAAGTTCATCGAATACATTTCGAACGCCGTTAAACCGGAATAAAAAGCGAAACCGGATTGTCGCTGTATGCTTTGATCTCGTAGTTCTGGTTTTGCAGGCCTTTTGTGTGCGGAAAGCTGACACTCTCTATGGCCAGACGCGTAATACCGAACAGCAGCAGAATATCATGCTCCACGTCGAGGTGACTGGCAGTATCGAACAGATTACGCAACTGCTGGACGCTCTCTTTCGGATATTCGTTTTCCGCGGCGATAAATATGCCTTGGATCGAAATTTCGTAGTCGCCCTGGCTCCATCGCTCCTTGACCGTTCCCGTTCCTTTGCCTTTGGCAGGAGTTCGTCGGATGATTTCGTTCTTGCCGCTGATCGACACCAGGGGTTCAAGCGGGAAAGTGAACCAGTTCAGAATCCCGTCAGTCGAACGCTTGAGCCGCAACGGCATGACGGATTTTATCGTTCCGACGGTTGTCATTTCCGACCGGATTTCGTCCGCATCGGCCGTCCGCACCCCGTCCGTGTCCCTGAGTAGGAAATACGGAGGCAGAGCTCCGAAGCCGCCGAGGGCCTGCGTCGTGCGGATGCGGAGCGGATCGCGCAAGCCATCCGATGAAACGATGACGTCAGGGGTCGCTTTCCCAATGTTGAAAAATACCTTGCCCATCCTATTGTGCCGTTGCGGCCATTTGCAATACCTGAATCAGTCTGTTCTCCAGATCGCGCTGCATGTCGTCGCGCGAACCCTCGTAGCCGCCCTCGAAAACCAGCTTATCGACCAGCGCCCCGAGTGAAATGTTGATCGTCGTGGATCGTTTGCCGCCCGTGGCGATGGCCGAAACGGCTCCCGCCCCGGCCGTACTGCCGGAGGTTCCGTTGCCTCTGCCCGGGGTATTCGCTGCCAGCTCGCCTCCCATGCCAGGCAGGGAGGGCGACGCGATCCCCAGCGAGGTTTTCAATTTCGCGGCGACGTCGCCCAGCGACCGTTCGGAATCCCACCGAAGGCGGATGCCGTCGAGCGACGCCCTGGCTTTGGCCGCATGGTCTGCGACCCGTTTCGCCCCTTCGATGATCGCCTGCTGGCGGTTCTCGATATCGGCGTTGATCCGGGCGATGGCGGCCTGGTTCTCGGCGCTGTCGCCCAGCCCCACGGCCTCCTTGAACTTGTACCATCCGAGTTTGATCTTGTCCAGGCCGATCATAAGGCCGTTTATCATCGTGCTGAAATAGAGCTTCACGCTCTCCACGAATCCCAGGAACGAATGTTTCATGAATCCAACCGTGCCGTCCCACAGCGTACCCCAGCCCTGCACCTTGTAGCAGACATAGCCGATTACGGCGATCAGTCCGATGACCGCGGCGATGATCCACGTCACGGGACACGCCAGCAGGGCAAGGTTCAACCCGTTCTGCGCTGCGGCCCATGCCCATTTCGCCGTGGTGACGATCCCCGCCCAGGCGGCCATCGCCTTGGACTGGAGCGTGACGAGGAACATGGACGTCGCCAGTATGCCGAGCGCTGTGCCCAATACCGCAACGACCGTCGCGTGCCGCTGCATGAACTCCGAGACCCATCCGATAGCTGCCCCCAAGGCGTCGATGCCTTTTCCAGCAAGTCCGACGATCCACTCCAGCGCGGTCATGGCGGGAATCACCAACGGCTCGATGATCCCGTAGAGGCGGAACAGCAGGTCGCCCGCCAGTCCGAGAAGCGTGGACCACTTGCCCGCGGCCGTCTGTCCCATCTTTTCGGTCATGCCGTGGAACTGGCCCCCGGCCTGCGTCGCCGAATAGAATGCTTGTGTCACCATCTCGGCCGAGATCTTGCCTTTCTCCATCTCCTCTTTCAACACGCCGATGGATTTTCCCGTCTTGCGGGAAATTTCCGACAGCGGATTGAATCCGGCATTGATCATCTGCAGCAGATCCTGCCCCATCAGCCGTCCCGACGCGGTCATCTGCGAGAAGGCCAGCGTCAATGAGTTCAATTTGTTCCGGTCACCCATTGCGATATCGCCCAGCGCCTTGATGTTGGGCATGATCCGATCCTGTGCAATGCCGAATGAAAGCATCATTTTCGCGGCATCCTGCAACTCGGCTGTCATGTAGGGTGTTACCATCCCGTATTGGCGAATCTCCTCCCGCAGCGCTTCCGATGCTTTCGTGTCACCGCGCAGCAGCACGTCGAAGGCGACCTGCACCTTTTCCCGTTCGAAACCTGTTTGCAGCGCCTTAAATCCCGCCATGCCCGCCATGACGATTGGATTGGTCAGCGTATTGGCGAACGGGATGCTGTTGAAGGCATCCGACAGCATAGTCTTGATCTTGCCGCCGTTCACCCGTTCGAGCTGGCGGATCTGTCGTTCGAGGGCCTTGACCTCGATGTTGGTACGACGTATGGCGTTGATGTTGCTGGCTGGAATCCACTCGCGCTCGGCACGTAGCGCATCGACACGCTCGCGGAGACTGCCCAGCGTGACACCGCATTTCTGCATGGTGTTGCTCGCACTGTTCACCCGCTGCTCGACCTTCGCCCAGACTTCCAACGCCCGGTTGTTGGTGATGTTGATCTTATTCAACTTCCCCGTGATCCGGTCGTTCAGAGAGAGCGTATATTCGACAACATTTGCCATTGTGTCCGTTTTTTCGTATCTTCGCTGCGTATGGTAGCAGGACTTATAGGTATTTGGTTCGTCGTCGCCGTGGTTTTCTATGTGTTGAAGGCTGCGCGGGCCGTGCTGCCGTGTATCCCGAAAGCGCTCGGCGTGTTGCTCTGCCTGCCTGCGATGCCCTTTGCCGTAGCGTATAAAAACCGTGAAACGCATCCGTGGCAGGCGCGGTGCATCGTCATCGGCTGGTCGCTGCTCTACCTGCTGCTCGCCTTCATTCTCTATATGGAAAATTAGAAAAGGTCCGGATCGCGGGGTTCTTTCCCCCGTACGTGACAACGGCGCGACTTGCGGAAAGTGACCCGCGGACGATGCCGGCGCGGCCCTCGGTGTTGTCCTTCGCACGGAAGTAAATCTCCCGACAGTCCGAACCTTGTGATTCCGGGCCTGCTATTTCTGCCGTGCGGCTTCCGCCTCCTGCTTGCGTATCCACTTCAGTTCGTTCACACGCATGGCCCATTCCCAGTCGGTGAGGCTATCGGGGTCGATATGGAGGTAATAGCGCAGCTGGGTATCCAGTTTCCGGACCCAGTCGCGGCCCTCCGCAGGATCGACCTCGGTAGCCTTTAAAGCTTTTCCAGCTCGGCCTCCGCGTAGGGTACGATCTTGTCGAGCACTCCCGACGCGCCCATGAACTTGTCATCGTCGCGGCGGATTGCCTCGCTACCGCCCAGCCAGCACCCGCGCAGCAGGGTTTCGTTGAACTTCAGCGGATCGTTCTTGCCTGCCGTCGTTGCGAACGAGAGTTCGCGGCGCGTGGGTTTGCGCAGGTAGCACACGTGGCCGTTTACCTTGATGGCGAATACCTCGCCGTGCTGTTCTTTCCAAGCGTTGATTTGGTCGGCTGTAACTTCGCCGATAAGGGTTTGTTTGTTCTCCATTTCGATTTTTTCGTTGTTTTGCCCGGCCGGAGCCGGATCGTTGTTCGTCTTCGTCTACTCTCTCCGTAAGAAGAGGAAAGGCAGCTTGAGGTCCTGGAACTTATCGCCCTGGTTGGTTTCGCGCGGATCCTCCGTGAACTGTACGCCTCGTAGCTTGTGGATCGTCGGGAGGTCGCCCTTCTCCGGGTCGCCGTAGGAAACCACTATGTCGAGCTGAATGTCGAGCAACGAGCCGCCCGATGCAATCTCCAGCGCCTCGACTTCGGATTGCGTGAGTCCGATTTCGCCGTCGTTCGAGATATTCCCGCTCTGAATAGCCAGCGCTTTGTTCCCTTTGCCATAAAGCGCCTCTTTCTCCTTCTTGGTCGTGTACTTGATCGAGCGGAAGCCCATCACGTCACGGCCGCCCATGTAGGCGGTGATATCCTCCCAGCCGTATTCTTTGCCATTGATCATTGTCCTGTCATTTTATGCGGTTTTGAACCCAAGCTCCACGTCGATATACTTTGCATATCCGTTGGGCTTGACGCGCAGCCCGATCTTTACCTGCGAAGTGGCCAGAATGTTCTGGTCGTAGTCGATCTTGCACTCCACGCCCGTATCGGACGAATCCGACGGATCGTTGCCCAAGTTGCCCTGTGCGGTCATCTGCGTCTCGATGGCCTGCTCGACGTCGGCTTCGACGGTCGAGCACCAGGCGGGAACCAGAGTGCCGGACTTCGAGACCGGAACCTCGTCGTTGAGCCACTCGACCAGCTGCGCGTAGGCGATGCGGTACGCCTTGTCGATGACGCGGCGGTTGGTCAGCGCGCGGTAGTCGTCCTCGGGCGTCGTGGCCAGGTTGTCGTCGGTGATGAAATACCCGGCCTTGCCGACGAACGTGCGGAAGGTGATATACCCCTTGTCGTTGATCGTCTCCAGGTCGGCCAGTTCAGCGGGCTCGGCCCCCACGTAGAAGGTCAGCGGCTGGAGCGCACCGTCGCGCACGCGGCTGATTTTCCGCTGGACGGCCGAGGCGGCGATGCGCCCGGCGACGACACCCATCGCGGCGTTCTTCGACGAGGCCGCGGTGTCGCCGAGCACCACGCCCGCGCGGTTGTACTCCGTTTCGGTAAGGTCCTTCAGCGCCGCGGGGTCCCCGGCATAGCCGTAGCCCTCGACCAGCGAGAAGATTGGCGCACGCAGCGTGTCCGTGGCCCAGTCGCCCAACTGCTGGGCTTTCGGCAGCGCGGCGAACACGTCGGCGTCGAGACCCTCGGTGGTCGTCAGTTCGTAGGCTTCGGCCGGAGTCTTGAAAGCGACCAGACCGCGGATTTTGCCGTTCGACGCCTTGAGCAGGGCCACGGCTCCGGCGGCGTTGTCCTTGTCGAATGCGTTGGCGAAGGTCTCGCTCTCGGCATAGCCCGTCAGCCAGAGCTCCGTTCCGTCGCCCGCCTCGGCGTAGAACTCCTTGACGTTGCGGTAGAGGTTCGGGTTATTCTCCGACGTGACGCCCAGCGCCTCCAGGTCGGCGAGCTTACGCAGCGTATACGCCTTGCCCAGCTTGAACTTGTCGTCGCCCGTCACTTCCTTCGCACCCAGCGCCATCATGCCGAGGCAGCCGTCCGCCATCGCGGCCACCTGTCCCAATGTGCCGTTGGCGTAGTTGATTCGTACTCTCGGTAACATTTATTTGCGTTTTACGGTGATTACTGCCTTGTCGCGGAGCGTGGCCGCATGGTTGCGGGCCTCGGATTCCCTGAAGAACCCGAACCCGTTGGAGGTCATGTAGACGACAGGGGCATCCGGGTATGCGGCCAGGATTCGCCCGGCCTCGGCCTTCAGACGGCTCCCGACTCCCGATTCCGTGGTTGCACGGTCTGCCGCCTCACGGGCCGCCGCCTCGGTAGCCTGGCGGGCCGCCAGTTCCTCCGGGGTGTCGGCGAATGCCGTTACCGCAGAAAGTGGCCGCTCGTCCTCCCCGGCCGTTGCCGGGGTGTCATCGGTCTGCCGATCCGCCGTGCCGCTCTCATCATCGGATGCGGAGTCCGGCCGGAGACCGGGTGTCGTGTCCGGAGCTTCGGGGACCGACGGCGTCGGTTCCGCCTCCTTCCCGGCGGCGGGTTCCGTGTCGGGAGCCGGCTGGAGATCGGGCGATTCGTTCCCTACCTGCATAGACACGTCCGCGGTCTGGACGGAGGCTCCGGCCGTTTTCGGAGCTTTCCCGGCGGTTTTTGCGGTATGATTGTTTTTTGCCATTCAATTGTTGTTTTAACGGTGTTTGAATAATCTGTAAGTGCCATAAGCCACGACCAGCAGTCCGGCAATGCACAGGGCATGCTGCCACCAGGTAAGGCCGCGACGCTGGGCCGTCGTGAGATCTGTTTCGGCGGCTTCCTGCCGGGAGGTATTTCCTTCCGTCCGAAGCTGCTGCCTGGCATGACCGCCGCCGAGGATCGTGTCGGCCTGGATTCGGTGTTCGGTCTGTCGTACACGGTCCGCCTCGTGAGTGGAATCCGTAAGGCGCCGCCGTTGGATGGTCTCCCGCCGCAGGGGCGGTGTTCCGGTCAGCGTATCGACTGGACGGGAGGTGTCGTATTCCCGTGTGACGGTCTCGACCTCCTCCCCGACAACCCGGTGCAGATGCCGCTCGCCGTCGAGGTTGCGGATCAGTTCCTCGCACAAGGCCCGGAAAAACAGGCTGTCGCGCGTCGAGAGTTCCTCGCGGAGCACCTGCATCCGAAGGTCGTTTTCCGCTCGGCTGTGCACCGCCGCCGTCCGGCGGGAGGGCGCGCAGGCGCAGAACAGTGCTGCCAGGAGGAGCGGGAGGAGGATTCGCCGCCGTGTCATACAGGGTACTTTGTGAACAGATCCCAGCCCGCCCGAACCTCGTCCATGCGTGCGGGCGTTCCGTTCTCCACGCGGCTCATGGCCGCAACGACCGGAATCATCCGCTCGCCGCTCTTGGTGTCGAGTGGCTCGTCGGGCGACACCTGCGCTCCGGCAGCCACGGCCCGGATGTAGTTCTCCGTATGGTTCTCCACGGGCGGCGCATAGCGCAAGATCATCTCCCGCAGCGTGCGGCATCCGTGACGCACCCGGTAGGTGTGGAGCAGCACGAACATCGCCCGGTAGCCCCACGGCATCGACTCGAACGCCTTAAAGGCCGGGTCGGAACTCCTCGTCTCTCCCTTGTATTTGGTCGCACTCCGGCGGATATTCCCCGGGTTGCAGTTTCTTAGTCCTCTGCTCATCTTCCTTTTGATCGTTGAACTCAAATAACTTGATTAACACGGGGCACTTGTGCGAAGGCGTCTTGCAGCGGAAAGCTTCCTGGATTATCCCGCTCTTGCGCTCCGACTCGTGCTCCTTGATCTCGACCTTGGCCTCCAGCTTCTCGACTTTGGCCGTCAGACGGGTGATCTCCTCCTGAAGCAGGGCCACCAGTTTGGACGTCTCGTCGATACGCCGTCCGTTCTTGCCGAGAATCCAGCTTACCAGCGCGATGGCGATAGGTGCAATGACGTAAATAATCCAGGTCTCCATCCGCTACTCGGCTGCCGCCTGCCTGATCAGTACCACGCCCGCCTTGTCTGCCCGGATGCTCTTGCCTCCGGCGCGCTGGAGGAACGAAATGATGTCGCCGTAGTAGAGCGGGTTGCCTTGGTCGTCGAACAGAAGCGAATCGCCCAGCGCGCGCGACACGCAGTCCTCGTGCCATGCCAGACCCGCGGCGCAGTCCGTCGCGGCGTTGGCCGCGCTCCAGGGCTTCAGCGTGCCGTCCGTAGCGACCTTCGCCACCTTCGAACGCTTGTAGAAGTCGAAACCGAGGTATTTGCCGATCACACCGCGGGCGGGGTCTGCGCATACCAGGAAGCCGTTGCGCTCGGCGTCCGTCAGGGAGTTCAGCAACTGGTTGTACATCCGTGCGTCGAGCAGGATACAGCGGCCCTCCTCCGGGATGTCCTGCTCGTCGAAAAGCGTCTGGAGCTCCTCGACGGTCTGCTTGGTCATCCGTTTGCGGTTGCCCGTGGCCTCTTTGATGTGTGCGGCGACGGCCTCGCCGAGCGTCTCCACGACCTTCACCCCTTCGGGAATCCAGTTGTAGATGATCGACTCGTAGATGTCCTGCGCGAGTTTGCGGCGCGACTGGCGTGTGACGCTTTCGCGCTTGTTGTAGGACAGCTCCACCTGCTCGGCATGGGGGATGCGCACCGGGTCCACGGTGAACTCGTCCATCTGATAGATCAGATCGACGTCCTTGCGTTCGGTCACGTTGGCGGGGAAAACCGTTCGGTTTTTCTCCACGTTCGGAGCCGCCCCGGCATTCGGAACGTGCACCGTCTTTTCGTTCACGAACTCGCTGTGATCGACCGAGCGGGCCGCGAACGTGTTGTTGGCGAACAGTCCTTCGATGATGGACTTCACCCAGATTTCAACTTGTAATGCCATTCTGTTTTGATTTGTTGATGATGCGTTTTCGGCTATCCCCGGCAGATGTGCAGCGAGGCGGCCATCTCCTTGTACTTCTTCTCGTAGAGGTCGGGGTGGTTGGCTTTGAGTTCGGCGAGCAGTCCGGCCCGGTCCAGCTCGTCCCACGACTTCGCGGCATACTTGCCCGCGTCACCGCCCTGCGTCCCTGCCAGGCTGGAGAGCTTCGTGCGTTCCGGTACGCTGCCGAAGATCTTGCGGGCGTTCTCCGGGTTGGCCTTGAAGGTTTCGATAACGGCGTCCTTGGCATCGGCTGCGATCTTGCCCGCCTTGACGAGCGCGTCGGCGAAACTTACCGCTTCGACGGCCACGGCGTCCTCCTTCTCCTTCCGGATCCGGGCGATTTCCGCTTCGGCCGTCTCTTTCGCGGCCTTGAGGTTGGCGATCTCCTCGTCTTTGGCCGCGACGGCCGCGACGATCGCTGCGCTGACGGCAGCTTCGTCCATCTGGCCGCTTTTGCTGCCGAGGGCAACGATAGCCTCGGCCGACAGTTTGATTTTTTCCATTTGTTCTCGATTGTTGGTTTGGTATTCTGCATCGACCGCAGCGACAAGCTGCATGGGGTCTAAACTCATGAACTCGTTACGGGCCGAAGAGGCGATCTCGTCGCACAGCCCCGCATCGAGCGCCTCCGCTGCCGAGAACCACGTCTCCTCGCGCATCAGCTTCGCCATCGTCGCCTCGTCCTTGCCCCGGCGGACGAGAACCTGCCGCAGCATGTCGGTAAGCCGCGCCAGAGCCTTCTTCTGCTTGGGGCTCATCGCCTTTCCGCTCTCTCCCGTGAAGTAGGGGTCGTGGATCATCATTTTGGCGAAGTCCATCATGCAGACGCGGTCCGCAGCCACGGCGACAACGGCCGCCATCGACGCCGCGATGCCGTCGATATGTACGCAGACGGGGGTGTTCATGGAAAGGATGGCTGAAACGATGCTCATGCCCTGGAAGACGTTGCCGCCCGGAGAGTTCATCCGGATATGGATCATATCGAAATCGCCCCGGTCGAGCGACGCGAGCTCCTGGGCGAAATAGTCGCCGTCCACCCGCGGGCCGATTGCGCCGTAAAGCCGCATTACGGCTTCCCGCGGCGTCTCGTTTACGGAATCTATGTACGTTTTTTCCATCGTCTTTTCGAAACAGCGGCTTAACCGGGTAGCAATTCGCCGCTGTGCCTTGTTACAATGACATCGTCCGTTGCTACTCGGGGCCGATGCCGTCCGTCAAAAAGCGTTGTCCTCCCAAAAATTCGTTGCGGAAGGGGGATTCGAACCCCCGACCTTCAGATAATGAGTCTGACGAGCTGGCCTCTGCTCCATTCCGCGATTCATGGTGCAAATATCGCCCGGGTAGATTCGCGTAACAAATAGAGTGTAAATTATTTACACTCTATTTTTATCCGGCGGGCGAATGCCCCAATTTTGCACCGTACAAACCGCCCGGAAGGGCTAATAGAATCGCTGTAAATGGCTAAAACGACCAAAAAGCCGAGGACGAAGCGAGAGCTCGACGTTCTCCGGGATTATGCGTGCCGTCTGTTTCTGAGCGGCGAAACGCAGCGGGTAATCGCCGCGAAAACCGGACTAACGGAGGCCACCGTCAGCAGGTGGGCCAGGGAGGAGAACTGGGACGCCCGGCGCCGGGAGCAGAACTCCTCGTCGGTCGCCCTGGTCAATTCGCTGATGCTGGCGGCCAGGAAGATCTCCGAGCAGATCATCACCAAGCTGAACAAGGGCGAAACGGACGACATCGACGGCATCACCAAACTGTCGGACAACATCGCCAAGGTCATGGCCTCGGCAAAGCGCATCGCAAAGGGTATCACCCAAGACGAGATCATCGACGTAATCATTGACCTGGAGCAATGGATGATGCAGCGGGCCGAGACCGACGAGGAGCTGACGCCCGAACTGCTCACGACCATAAACGGCCTGCACAAGAAGTATATCGAATGCATTTCCGCACAGGAAGCGTAACGAATGGCATCCGTCAGCAGAAAATACAAGGAGGCGCAGGAACGCTGGATTCAGCATTGCCACGACATCGAACGATCAACGGCCAAGATTCCGAAGGGAACGGAGCAGGAGCGAAAGGACCGCATCGCCCGTGCGCGAAAGGATTACAGGTATTTTGTCCGCACCTATTTTCCCCACCTTGCGACGACCGAGTGCGCGGACTTCCAGGTCGATGCCGCGGTTTACATGCGGGACCATGAAAACGCCCGCGGCCTGTTCGAGTGGGCGCGCGGGCACGCCAAGTCCACGCATATTTCGCTCTTGCAGCCGCTCTGGCTGAAGATCCAGCCCAACGCGCAGCCGTTGATCATGATTCTGGTGTCGAAAAGCCAGGAAGCCGCCCGGCGCCTGCTGGGCGACTTGCAGGCGGAGCTGGAGTCCAACGACCTCTATAACGCAGATTTCGGCAATCAACGGGGAGCGGGAATATGGACGAACGGCGAGTTCACGACGGCCACAGGCGATCTGTTCATCGCGCTGGGACGCGGACAGTCGCCGCGAGGCATCAAGAAGCGCGGGCTGCGGCCCAATTATATCGCGGTGGACGACATCGACGACGACGAGCTGGTGCGCAATCCCCGGCGCGTGGGCGAAGCGGTGGACTGGCTGCTGACGGCCCTGCTCGGAACGATGGCGATGGGGCGCGGACGCCTGGCCGTCGTAGGCAACCGGATCGGCCGCACGTCGGTCATCGGCACCCTGGCGGATAATCCGCATTTCCACCATACCGTCGTCAATGCGCTCGACAGAAAGGGCCTTCCGTCCTGGCCGCAGAACTACACGCTGCGGGAGATCGCCGAAATGCGCGGCATCATGGGCGAGCGGCGTTTCCAGCGCGAATACATGAACAACCCCGTCAATGCGGGAACCGTTTTCGAGGAGAAGCACATCCGCTTCGGAAAGATGCTGCGCATGCGGGAATACCGCGCAATCGTCTGCTACACCGACCCGTCGTTCAAGGCGTCGGCGACGGCCGATTTCAAGGCGACGATGCTCGTAGGCATCACGCCCCAGGGCAAATACCACGTGCTGAAAGCCTATGCCGACCAGACGAAGGTCTCGACGATGGTCGAATGGCACTACGACGCCCACGATTACGTCGGAGACAACCCGGTGCGGTACGAAATGGAGGCGGGATTCATGCAGGACCTGCTCCTCGACGAGTTCCGCAAGTACGGCGAGAAAGTCGGCTACCAGATACCCATCGTCGGAGACACGCGCAAGAAGCCGGACAAATTCGCACGCATCGAAGCCTTGCAGCCCCTGTTCGAGCGCGGGGACATCATCTTCAACGAGCTGGAGCGGGATTCGCAGGGAATGCGGGTCCTCATCGAGCAGCTCCTCTGCTTTGAGAAAGGCAGCAAAATTCACGACGACGCCCCGGATGCGCTGGAGGGGGCGATATGGAAACTGAGCAACTCCGTGCGTAAGACCAACAACCGCTATGCGGTGGGCCATCGGGCCAGCCGTAGGTGGTAAAATCAATAGGACAATGTATCTGACACCGGAAGAACTGAAAAGCCACATGTACGCCCATATCGTCGAGGAGATCACCGAGGGCGACGAGCAGATCGTGCTGCAAGCCATCGAAGCCGCCGTCGAGGAGGTACGCTCCTATCTGCGGCCGCGTTACGACACGGACCGGATTTTCGCGGCGGAGGGTTCCGAGCGCAATGCGCTCGTTCTGGAGAACACCAAGATCATCACCGTGTGGAACCTTATCAAGCTGTCGAACGTCGAAACCATATACGAGATATGGAAGGAGCGCTACGACCGTGTCATCAAATACCTGGAGGGCGTGGCCGCGGGGACGCGCACCCCGAGTCTGCCGTTGCTGACCGACGAGAAAGGCGAAGTCCGGATCAAGATGCGCTGCGGCTCCAACCCTAAATTCAGACACTCGTTCTAATGAAAAAGATCGGATATAAAACAAAGGCGGCAGCCGCTGCGGAGGCAGCCGCCAAGATGGAAAGAAAGCCCGCTCGCCGGAACGATGCGCGGATCATTCGCCGCGTCATCAGGCGGCAGGAATCCGTGACCCGCAAGGACATCGCCGACTGGAAGCGTGCCCGCCTGCAGGCGACGAGTACCTACGAACCGAAGCAGGTGTTGCTGCAACGGCTTTTCTCGGAGGTGATCGACGATGCGCTGATGACCTCGCAGGTGTCGGTTCTCCGCATCGGCAAAAGCCAGGGCGCGGAGTTCGAACTGAAGATGAACGGCCGCAAGGACGAGGCCGAGACGCAGAAGTTCAAGGATTCGGGCTTGTACGAGGACCTCGTCGAACTGATCGTCGAAGCGCAGTTTTTCAACCACTCGCTCATCGAGTTCGACTATGATCCGGCCGGAACGGTCGTGGCCGACCTCGTGCCGCGTGAGAACGTGTCGCCCGAAGTCGGGAAATTCTACCCCGACGCCGAAGGTTCGGAGACGGTGGATTATCGACTTCTGCCGGAGTTCGGCCGCTGGCTCGTTGAGATCTACCCGCGCAAATGCGACCTCGGGCTGCTCAACAAGGCCGTGCCGTATGTGTTGATCAAGAAGTTCGCCCTCTCCTGCTGGAGTGAGCTGTGCGAGATATTCGGCATACCTCCGCGCGTCATGAAGACGAACACCACTGACGACGAAATGCTGGAGCGGGCCGAAACGATGATGCGCGAGATCGGATCGGCGGCCTATTTCATCATCGACACGACGGAGGATTTCGAGTTCGCGCAGGGCGTCGCCACGAACGGCGACGTCTATAAGAACCTTATTTCGACCTGCGACCAGCAGCTCTCGCTGCTCAACCTGGCGGCCGTGCTCGGTCAGGACACCGAGAACGGCAACCGTTCGAAGGAGGAGAGCAGCGCCAAGCTCATGGAGGCCGTCGTGAAGGCCGACAAGCGGCTGATCGAGTCCTCCTTCAACCGGAAGATTCTCCCGGCATTGGCCGCCATCGGCTTCCTCAAACCGGGCCTGCGGCTGGAGATCACCAAGGAGGTGGACCTGGAGAAACTCTGGAAGATGACTTACGAGGCGTCCCAGAATTACGACGTCGATCCGGAGTGGATTCGGGACACGTTCGGAATCGCCGTGATCGGCAAGAAGCAGCAGGGGGCCCTTCCGCCCGGCGGCGACGGGGAGCGGCAGGACGGGGAAGGTGCGGAAGACGGTGCGGACGGACACGCTTTTTTCGCGGAGGCCCCGCAGGACGGGGCATCCGATGGAGAATCCCTCACGCCGCGGGACGAGGCGCTCGTCGGACGCGTGGCGGCCGGGAAGTCTGACTACTGGGACGCCGAACTGTTCGAATACATCGCCTCCGACCTTTTGAAGGCCGTTCGAACCGTATTCGCGCACACCTCGGGAGCGGTCGAGGCGGCCGTCGAATACGACGTGCCGGACGACGTATATACGGCGGCCCTCGAACAAAACCTGTTCCACTTCTCCGCGGCCAAGACGCTCGCCGAGGTGCAGGAGCTGAACCAGGCGTTCCGTGAAAGCAAGAACTATAACGAGTTCAAAGCCCGGGCCGCGGAGATCACGCGCACGTTCAACGACCGATGGCAGCGCACGGAGTACCGCACGGCCGTGCAGGTCGCCGAGGCAGCGAGCAACTACCGACAGCTCCGGCGGCGGGCCGATATTTTCCCCTACTGGGTCTATCGTACCGCAGGCGACGGCCAGGTGCGACCGTCCCATGCCGCGCTGGACGGACTGACGCTCCCGGCGTCCGATCCGGCATGGCGGAAGATCTTCCCGCCGAACGACTGGAACTGCCGCTGCCGGGTGGAGGCGATCATGGCCGACGAGTTCGAAGGGGATTTCGGCGAGGAGCAGAAGAAGATGCAGGCGTTTCTGAAGAGCCCCGAATGGAAGCGGACGACGGCCCAGGGCTGGGGCGTGAACCGGGCCGAGACGGCCGAGATCTTCACGGCGAATCAAATGTACATCCGCAAATTCCCCGACCGGGCGGCTTCGCTCCTCGGCAAACTCCATTGCCAGCATTACGGGTTGCCGTCGTTCGGGAAGCGGCTGGCGGCCGCGACGCGGGAGTTCGTCCCGTTCTCGGGCGATCCCGCGGGATGGTTCGCCCAAAACGGCCGTTTTACGGACTTCTCCGGCAAAACGATAGAACTCCCCGAGCGGACGTTCGCAACGCATACGTCGGGCAAATACACCGCGGCGCGCGTGCCTTTGCTCGACGTGATCGCCGAGGTTCTGCGGCAGCCCGACGAGGTATGGCTGAACAATTACGACGGCAAGGCGTTCGACTGTCTGAACTACATCCGCTTTTACCGCGACAAGGCGATCAACGTCGTGTGCCGGATCGAGAACGGAAAGACGCTCGCCGTCCGGACGTGGTTCGAAATAGCCATCCGCCCGACGACCAGAAGCGGCGGGAAGATCGCACCGGAGAAAGACCCCCGGCTCAAGTATCGGCGCGGGCTGCTGGTGAAAAAGTAAGGGGAGCCTTTCAACGCTCCCCTGTGCTTCGCGGCCCGGTTCCTGGTAGTCGCCTGTGCTGTTTCAACGGGTTGAGGTCCCGGTGCTACCGATCCGCTTCGGATTGACGCGCCCCGCCGCCGTATCGTGCCCGGACTCGCCCGGCCCCCGTCATCCGCGAGGGTTGGCCGGGATGATTCATCCCCGGCGCTGCGCGCTTCGATGCAAATATAACGAATTTTGAACAAACCGCAATGATACCGAAACAAATACTCGACAAGGCGCGGATCGACATGCAGGACGTCGCCGACATCGCTGCCATGACCGGAGTGTCTTATTTCAAAGGGGCCTTCCGGAAGAAGGGATTCGACGGCACGCCCTGGCCGCTGGCGAAGAAGGACAAGGCAGGAACGCGGCGGCGCGGGTCGCTCATGATCGACTCCGCCGCCCTGATGAACAGCATCCGCATCGCCCGCGCGACCCCGCAGGAGGTCGTATGGACGGCGGGCAACGCAAAAGTGCCCTATGCGGAGGTACACAATACGGGCGGACGGGCCGGGCGCGGCCGGGGTTTTCAAATGCCCAGGCGTCAGTACATGGGCGACGCCGAGGAGTTGCGGCAAAAGATCATCGCACGTCTCAAGGCATACATGCAGAGCCGGATCAAATGAAGAAGGGGGCCTCGCGGCTCCCTTCTTTCGTCGGATCATTTCATCTCCAGACGGATGGACGAGGGCGGCAGTTTGGCGCTTTGCCCCTCCTGCACGCCGGGCAGGGTGTAGGCGGTCTGGTAGAGGACCTTGTAACATTCGCCCGCACGAACCGCGGCGATCTTCTTGATCTGCGTGCGGAACATCGGGCCGAACGTTCCGTCGGTGAAGCGCTGGAGGGCCGAGTGAATCTTGTCGAGCAACTCGATAAGCCGATAGGCATCGGCCTTGCGGGGTGCGGCGGCCGACGAACTGACCAGCCGCAGGTTCGCCGCCAGAATCTCCACGGTCACCCCGTCGGCAATCTGTCCGCCTCCGCCGATCTGCGAGAACGGAACCTCGTCGATATCGAGCAGCGCACAGGGCCATTTGACCGGAGGCGCCTCGTAGTCGAGCTGTCCCCAGTTCTTGTCGATATAGGCCAGCTCGGGGACCTGGTCGGCCAGCCGCTGTTGAACAGCCAGCAGAATCGTTTTGATGTTCGTTTCCATTTTCAAAAGAGTTTCAGTTGCCTTTTGTCCTCGGCCGGAGTGACGCTCTCCAGCTCGCTTCCGGGAGTTTTCAAATAGCTGAGCATTGTCCGGTAACAGCACGGGTAAACGGGATTCACGTACCGCTCCCAGACTTTACGGTAGTTTTTCGCGTTGTTGCCCGGCTCGTAGTGCTTTTCCACGATGTCGAGGACCAAACGGATGCGCCGGAGTGTATTTATGTGGTGCTTACCCATTGTTTCGGCAGGTTTTGTGATTATTTTTGTAGTGGCTTTCTTTAATCACTCGACCCGCTTTGTCGCACTCCGGCAGGCGGGTCGTTTACATTACCCCCCCCCGCGCGACCGGGGCTGTTATGCCTCGGTCATGCCCAGCGGGACGTACCGCCAGACGCCGTTGTCGTCTTTCCATTCCGCGCGGATATAGGTTTTCGACAGGTTCGGAATATAGGATTCCTTGATGATGGCGATACCCTCGTTGAGCCGTTCGTTGTGCAGCTCCTCGGCCAGCGTGTCGAGCTGAAGCACCTTGCTCGCCTTGAGGTTCCCGTTCTGATCGCGGGCAATAAGCCGCATGATCTGGTTGATCATCGCCTTCGTCTCGTCGTCCTTGATAAGACCCATGACGGCCTCCTTCACGATGGCGATGCCGTCCTCGACCGTATCGCGCCAGCCGTCCACGACGCACCGTCCGATGGTGATGCGCTTGTCGCCCGTCGAATTGGTGAACGTGTGGCTTTTCTGCCCGTCCTTCGTCCGTTTCAGCACGTCGGCCTTCATGTCGAGGATCTGCCGGAAATTGTCAAGCACCTGCTCCTTGACCGTGCGGATGTCGCCGCTCAGCTCCCGGAGCATCGGGAGGGCCTGTTCGATCTCCTCGTCCACCATCTGACCGTAAACCTTGCGGTCCTTCCGGGCCTTGTCGGCTGCCGCCTTCCGTTCCTGCTCGGCTTTGAATGCCGCGTACTGCGCCGCTTCCTCGGCGGTCATCTGTACCGTTTTCACTTCGTTGTCGTTCATTGCTGTAATGTTTAAGAATTGATTTGGTTCCGGAAATTTCGGGCAAGTTCATCGCCCAGGTAGTTGAAAATAGCTCGTAATATCATCGGAATGATTATATCCGCTTTCGGCGGATAACGCATCAAATGCCGATAAGGAAAGCCTTTCATAAAAGAGAGCGAATGAAGAGAGACGGTAAATCGAATGCCGTCCAAACATAGTTCGAACCCTATTTGAGCAATGTGTTCTTCCTTTAATCATCTTCATATCTATGTAGTTTTTTCGATATTTTGCGAGATTCTCGCTATTTCAACAGATCGAATTCGTGTGCCTCTACCCACGGATTACCGTCCCATGTTCCGCGATCGGAAACCTTGTCGATCAACGCGGCGAAGGCTTCGCGGGGAGTGTCTTTTAAAATGTCTCCTATTACAAAGTGGGTTGGATGTATGGGGAAATTTTTTGGAAAGTTCGGCGTAAATTGCCTGATCCCTTCCCGTAAACACTCCTCGTCCGAAATATCCTGTAACCGCTCGCACTTGATTCTGGTGATGCGAATTTGGTGGGGCATCAATTCGGCCTTGGCGAACATCTTGTTATTCCACCCTGCAAGGTCCTGCACGCTTTCGAGGGATATTTTATGCGCTTTGGCCACCTGGAACAAAAACGTATCGACATCCGGATGCCCGGCGGCAATCGTCGAATATCTTTGCGCCACGGCCACGATCTCATCGACCCCGTATTTCGGTAATATCACATCCCCATTATTCCTTTTCGCCCATCCGAAGTTGTCAGATAAAAAGTCCGGTTGCGGAATTATTATCCGTCGCGTCATGGTCTTTCGCCCCTCGATAACCGCCTGCGTCAAACCGTAGCGGTCATTAAACATGATCTTTTTCATAATTCATCAGTTAGTCCGACTATCGTTAATCGGCATGTAGATATTCTGCGCCAAGGTCTGCATCGTTAAAACAGTTTGTATTGTCTGGTCTCGAAAATGCGTGCTTTTACGGCCTTGATCGCAGCCGGAGGCAACACGCCCTCTTCGGCCAGCAAGTCGCCGAACGCCCACAGCAGGGCGTTCTGTTCCGAGGCGAACTCGCCCCATTTCCGACCGGGGTGGCATCCGCGGCCCGACCTGCCGATCATCCAGGTCGTAGCCGCCACCCAGGCGCCGTCCTGTTGCCCGATATGGACTTTTACATAGTCGCGGCCGCTGGTGTAGAGGATTTCGGTTCTGTACTCGCCCGACTGCAATACGGGGTAATCGTACCACGGGGCCGGGAGGTCGGCCCGATTGTCGATCCGCAGGTCTGCGTAAGGATTCGATTTCATAATGCGTTGTCAATTAGGAAGGCCGCCGAGCGGCATGTAGATTATCTGCGGCTGGGGCTGCTCGGCCTGTCCGGTCGGCCGTTCCGGCCGGGGATTCAGCCCGCCACTGCGTTGGATCGCGCGGAGTTTCACGCCCAGCGCGTCCAGCTCCGGCGGGGTCAGCGCACCGAACTCCTTTCCGGCGATCCGGCGGTCCCGGCAAAAGGCATTGATCCGCGGCCAGTCCGTCGTGTCGATGCCGAGCTGCTGCATCAAGCGGAGCGCCGCCGACCGTTTCTTTTTCCGGAGTTCGTGCTGCGGGTCGGCCGTCGAACGTTCCAGCGCGTCGCACAGGGCGTCGTACTCGGCGGTGGACATGGCCCGCAGACTCGACGTCCGGCCGTTGGTGTACTGCTGCACCAGGCGCTCCTTCATTTCGTCGTCGTGGAGCGGCAGACGGTTGAATAGCTTGTAGAATCGTTTGTAGGTCATGGCGGATATGGTTGTTTATTCGGTCAGATAATATTTCGCGGCGCCCTCCTCCCAAATGGTGAAGTACGCCTCCGCGTCGTCGGTATAGCGCCCCTGACAATATGCCCGGTAGCCTTTGGTGTGGATTTTCACGCCGCAGTCGAAGCGGATGTCGTCGGCCATCTTGCCCTTCGGCCGCCCCTTGTAAACCTGCGACACGAGGATGAACGACTTGCGCGGAAAACGGTCGAACAGCTCCTTTTTCAATCGGTCGAAACTCCGCACGTCGAGGTACTGCACCGAGTCGATGATAACGAAATTCGCACTCTTGGGCCGCTCCAACCGTGCGACGAGATCGGCCACCGTCAGCCCCGTCACGACCTTGAATTTCCCTGCGACATCCTTCATCCCGAGCCGCTTGATCCGTTTCTTGAACGAGAGGTTTGCACCCTCCTCCAGACTCACGTAATCGACACGCCCATAGTCACAGAGTTTCTTGCCTAACAACATGACGAACGTACTCTTACCGCTGGCCGACTCTCCGTCGATGAACCAGCGCTCGAAGCGGGAGGGGCGGCCGAAGGCGGCCTCCCACTCCCCGTCCAGCGGAAGTTCCGGGATATTCAGATTCTCGATCTCCGAGGGTGAATAGGCCCGCATGACTATACCTCCTCTCCTTTGGTGATCAGCGAATGGACCCGACGCAGGCTGCCGTTGCTCCGACGGGCGATCTGCCGGAAATCCGTGCCCTCCGGAGTGTTCGCCTGGGCGATCATCATGGCCTGGCCGAGCAGGAACTTCCGGCGCTCGTCGCCCTCGGGCGGCGTGATGCTGTTGTACTTGTCGCCGCAGCGGCTCCGGATCTCGGCAAACCCTACCGTCTTGAACTCGATGCCGCGCTCCAGCTTGGCCTTGAAGCCGTCGGCCCCCATCAGATACCACGAGCAGCAACCCTCCGTGCCGTTCCATGCGGCCTTGATCTCCAGGAACGCTTCATACACCAGGTCGCCCGCCTCGTCGAGGATGATCTGCGGATGGTCGAGCGTCCGCAGGTAAAACACAAGGTCGTCGTAGACGTCCGCATAACGGCTGACGGAGTTCAGACCGAACTCGCGGGCGATGAAGCGCACCAGCCGCTGCTTGGTCTTCACCTGCGAGCAGTCCACGTAGACGACGTTCTTGTGCGTCTTGGCGTGGTATTGTGCGGCCACCGTCTTGCCGATGTTCGGAATATCGCAGAACATGCCGGAAAGGCTCTTTGCGCGGCACAGTTCCAGTTGCGAAGTGAGGTATTCGAAAGTCGGCGTCTTGACGATCTTCCACTCCGCGCCGTCGTCGAGGCTCACGCCCAGCCGCCGGGCGATGGACATCCATTTCGCGTCGCTCAGCTTCTGTTCGGTGTTGCCTTTCTTGATCTCGCTGTAAACCGAGGTCGAAATGCCCAGGGCGACGGCGTGTTTGGCGTCCGTGGCGTAATTCTGCCTGTTGCCGGATATGGCCAGCACGATGCGGGTTTTAATGTCGTTCGAAATCATATCTCAATGTGTTTTATTATCGTTCTAAAGCTCATGTTTTGCCAGCGCCGCGTAGTCGATGCCGAAATCGAATACCTCCGCCTCCTCCGGCGGTGCGGCAGGGGCCGCTTCGACGATCTCCGGCTCCTCATGGGCCGGAACATCACCGGGCAGGAGCCGCACTTTGCAGATCTTCTCCCGAGCCATCATGGCGTCGAACTGCGCGTTGTATTTCGCCTGCTCGGCGTAGGCTTCACGGTCCCGCTCCGTCTGCTCGGCCGTGGCCTCGTTATAGGCTTCGATACGGCGGCAGGTGGCGATATAGGCCCCGTGCTGGTAAATATACACCTCCGGGACATTGCCCTGCTCGTCGGGCAGATAATAGGCCTCGACGGTGTAGTCGTTCGGCGCGAGCCGTCCGATCAACTCCGGCGAGGGCAGCGCATAATCTTCGTAATGGACCCGGCAGTACTTGCTGCGCCGGATCGACGTGCGCACCTCCTCGCCGATGAAGCGGTAGAGCAGCGCCTTGTCCACGGGCGCGAGATCCGGATTCTGGTAGCGGCAGAGCACCTCCCAGCGCGTCAGCCCCGGGTAGAGCTTCTGGTTCGGATGCAATGCGTTATTGTATTCGTGGATGGCCCGGATGTCGTCGGCCACGAGCTGCTCGTAGGTATAGGTCGCCTCCTTGTAGGTGTTGTTGAACTCGTCATAGACCTTTTCCTCCTTCGGGCGGTTGGCTTCCAGGCGGGCGTACCAGCGGCCGATGCCGACCTGCGAGCGCTTCTCCACGCCGTACTTCTTCACCCGGTTGAAGTGCTCGGCCCGTTTCTCCTGCGAGTTACCGGGGTTGCACCACCGCACGAAGGGGAACACCACGCCCGCGCGGATCAGCCCGTCGGCGAAGTTGTTCACGAGGTGGTGTTCGACCTCCACCTCGGCCGGGCAGTTCCAGCCCTGGTGGTCGATCAGCCGGAACATGTTCCGCACGCAGTCGATGAACAGGTCGGCCGTTTTGAGGCGGTTGTAGGCGTAACCAACGACGCAGCCGCTCGCCACGTCGTAGGCATAATAGGCTTTGACGCGGTTTCCGTCGGCCATCTTGCGCGGCAGGTCGCGGTCGTCGAGCGAAATCTTCGAGAACGCCCAGACCGGGGCTTTGCGCTTGTGGTGTGGACGGTAGCGGTTGTTGAAGTCCCACGCACTGTCGTGCAGTTTCGACCGTAGGGCGCGGTTCTTCGGGTTGTTCAGGTAATTGGCGACGGTCGTTTCGCTCAAAGCGATCGGCTCGCCCTCTTTGTCCGTGAACTCTTCCGGGTCGAACAGTTCCCCGGTTTCCGGGTCGTACACGTTCAGCTCGCCGCAGACGAACTGATTGTACATCTCGGCCACCGTCGTATTGAAGGGGCGCTCCGGCAGGCTGTCCAGCGAAAGGATCAGCCGCTCGATCTTGTAGTTCACCTTACGGGAGTTCTGATTTTGGAACCGACCGGAAATAAGGCAGGCATATCCTTCCCGTTTGAACTGGGCGACCTTCTTGCGAAAACGGAGCATGCTTTCGGGCAGCGTGTGGCCGAACTCCCGTTTGAAATAGGTAATGGTTTCGGCCATTGAGTCCCATCCGATACGGCCGACACGTCGCAGGGCATTGGCCGACGCCATCAGCCGCAGCACCGCCTTGATTACGGAAGCGTTTACCGTGTATTCGTTGATCTTCTCCGCCGGAAGGGCCGAACCGTTGTCGAAACGGAAGGCCGAAAAGTAGCTCCGCGCCTCGGCATCGGGCGTGTAGTTCGCCCGAAGCCACTCCTGCAACGGCATCGTCGAGATGTCCGGTTTGCGTTCCTTTACGGCCAGGCGGTACTTTCCCGGCAGACTGTCGAATACGATCAAAGCCTTACGGCCGCGACAGGCCCGTTGAGCGACCTGTACCTTGCGACGGTTCACAAGTTGATCGTATGCCGGTTTACTCATGACCTCCAGAAGTTCCGGCTGCGTAATACAAAGTATGTTGTTAAAATACTCCATTTGTCGTTTTCTGTGCTCCCGTGCCGGCATCGCTCCGGAGTAACGCCTGTGCGTTCACGGGAAAATCGCTATATTTGTCTGTTCAACTACAAATTTTAGCGATTATGGAAAAAGAACTTGAAAAAATAGAAGTAGTACGTTTCGAAACGTCATATGACGATGGAACCCTCGATATGTACACTGAACAAGTGAGATCGTTGTGCAAAGCTTTTGGTCTTAACTTCAAAATTATTGATCAGCATCTTGAAGGTGCCGAGGTACTACGCTATTATGAAATTTTCATTTCCGCATCTTCATTCCTCGTTGAAGACTTGCGTCACGTCATCAAAACTTTCATTCTAACATACCACATGCCCCTTATGCACGTGAAGACAATAGAGATGGATTCTGAATCATATCTGCAAATGCCTGCCGAAACCTTTGAGGTAGAGAATCTAAATAAGTAGGCGAAAAACGATTTGACCGTCTAATGCGCTTCACTATTCCCCGCCTAACAAATTGTATTAACTCGTCTTTTCCGACTACTTTTGCCGCAGTTTCAAAAGATATTACGGTGCTTCTTGTTATCATCGCGTGCTTAAATTGATTCATGATTTTATCCGCAGTGAGGCCGGATGCGGATCGGCGAGTCTGTTGTAGATCGTTTGCAGGGAGTAGAGCATGTTGCCCCAGGTCGAAACGGTGAGATCGTCGAAGCTGGCGACCTTCTGCCCGTCAATGTGGATTGTCGTCCGGTTGCTTTCCAAATGGACGACGACCTCGATCCGGTGGCCGAACTTCTGACGCATACAGCCGTTTTCGAAAGTGGTATCCACGTCCGGCAGGTAACCTTTGGGAGCGGTTATTCCCAAGTAGATCACGCCGCCGCGCTGAAAGGCCGCTTTCCGCAGCATATTGTCGCGCGCGCTGTTGCCTTTGTACTTCAAAGCCCGGTCGAGGGTCGAGCGCGTGATCTTGAAGGTCTTGACCATCTCCATCCGGACCGTCGTAGGCAATAAGATTTGTTTTGTCGCCATACTATTTCAATTTTTTCTGTAACTTTACCCCGTTAGTACATTGTATCAACGCTGCAAATATATACACAATTTGAAAACAAACCAACTATTTCGCAAGAAATATTTTCATACTGAAAACAGATGATTGCTAAAGCAGACATTCTCGGACGCTTAAAGTTGGCGTCTAATTCGACCTCTGATGCAGACTTGGCGCGATTCCTGGGGATAGCTCCCGCAACGTTGTCAAATTGGAAATCTCGCGGGAGTCTTGATTACGATCTTGTGTTTTCAAAGTGTGAACAGCTCAATTTGGACTGGTTGCTGACTGGTCGCGGGAACATGGAAAAAGAACCGGATCTACAACAGGCCGGAATACAAGTGCAGGAAAAGTTCCCTCTCAAAACCGACAATCTGGTCGATCTCCAGCGCATTCCCCTTTACAATCTGGAGGCGACGGCCGGATTGGTTTCCCTGTTCAACGATGTCGATGCGATTCCGATCAGCTATATATCGTTGCCGGATCTGCCTGCATGCGACGGGGCTGTTTACGTGCGCGGGGATTCGATGTATCCATTACTCAAAAGCGGCGATATTGTCCTTTACAAGCAGGTACACGACATGCAGTACGGGATTTTCTGGGGTGAAATGTACCTTATATCGGCCAATGTCGATGGGGACGAGTTCGTGACGATAAAATACATCCATAAATCCGAACGGGAAAACTGTGTGAAGCTCGTCAGCCATAACCAACACCACGAGCCTAAAGATATTCCAATCTCGATGATCCGTGCCCTCGCATTGGTGAAAGCAAGCGTGCGTTATAATACGATTCGATAGGCCCTCGTGCAGCCCTATTGCACCCCGCAAAGAGGGTGCGCACACGCTCAAAGTAGGATAAAATAGACTAACTGAATAAATATCAATCGATTAAATAAAAATCAATCCCCAAATTATAGGGCAGTTTCCTGCCTTCTATTCGCCGATTTTCGGGGTTTAGCGCCGATTTTCGGGCGGTTTCCTATGTTTTGGAGGGGGTCAAAAACCGGGTTTTGTAAGTCCATTTCCCGGAAAATGTAAGTCCATTTTGTAAGTCCAAATGTAAGTCCAACTCGATTTTTGCCGATTTTCCGTATTGCAGGCATTACACGAGGAAAGGAGGGACGACGCCCCGTTTTAACGTCGTTCAACTGCTATTGAAATAGCCTTTGTAGAGCCGAAAAATGCCGTCAGACATACACGAGGCCGCGAATACAACGAAAGAGGGCTGAATCGCCTGATTCTGCCCTCTGAAATTATACCGACATTATAGCGGTTGCCGGATTTGGTCCGGTTTATTATACCGAAATTATATCAAATTATACGTTTCGTTTTGTGCGGCGCGTCCGGGGTTTGTTGCGTATCTCTTTGTCGTACAATATACTACTGCTGTTCTCTACCGATGCTTCTATATACGTTTCGTTCTCCCCCTCATAGTTATTGTAATTTCAAAACGGGAACAAAATTTTTCTTTTCAGGAATTATTCTTTAACTTGATTTTCGAAAAAGGAGAAGTTACTTCAGGGTGATTTTTTCGATAGAGGTTTAATTTTAAAATTGTACTGTATGAAAAATCTTTACTTCGTAGTATTGTGTTGTCTGTTGGGGTTTACGACAAGTTGTAGCGATGACGACAATGCGACTGCATTGTTGCAGATCGATCCTTCGACCGACCTGGTTTTCGAAGCTGTCGGCGGTACCAGGACGATCGAGGTCAAGACCGACCAGGCTACATGGCAGGTGGAATCGAATCAGGCCTGGTGCAAGGTCGCTCAGTCGGATGGTACTCATTTCACGGTAACGGCCGAGGAGAATACGGCTTCGGAACCGAAGCCCCAGGCAGTGGTGACGGTGACGGCCGGGACGGCACAGGCCGTATTGAAAGTCGATCAGAAGGGTACCGAAACCCCTCCTGTGACAGGAACGACTTTTAAGATTACGCTCGGTGAGCCGACTCCGACCGGAGTGAATATGAAAGTGGTGCCTTCGGACAACGATGCGGTTTACTATTACGACGTTCTTTCCAAGCAGATCCTCGATCAGCACCACTCGGGCGATTTGGCCGTATATATGAAGAATATGATGGCAGAAGCGGTCAAGAATTACGGCTCGGTCGAAGAGGCTCTCAAAAAGTTGGGATCTCAAGGCGAATCGAACTATGCATTCGAGGGGCTGGATCCGAATACCGATTACCTGGCTTTTGCTGCGGGGCTCGATGCAGCGGGCGAAGTGAATACCGCGATCGAGAAAACGACTTTCAAGACCAAGGAACTGGCTGCGGGAGCTACTTTTAAGGTGGAGTTTACCTGCTATTATAACGGAGCGGACTTTACGATTACTCCGTCCGATCTCGAGTTTCCGTATTATTCGGCCATCCGTCCGGCGTTCCGCTACCAAGGACTCGACGACGATGCTTTGCTCCAGACAATCATAGCGGAGGACAGCTTCATGCTCGATTTCATGGCTGCTCCGGGCGTATATGAATACGAGAACGAAGGAGTTTATCTGCCCGATACCGAATATTGGGTGCTGATCTTCGGTTGGGCGGCCAGTGCTCCGACCACTCCGATTCAGAAATTCCCGTTCCGCACGAGCAAACCCAATATCGATCCGGCGGCGTGCCAGTTCACGGTGACCCATTCCGACCTTACTTCGCGCGGAATGAACATATCGATCAAGCCTTCGGACGATACGGTTCCCTACATGTTCGATTTGATCTCCGAGGCCGATTACGAGCGGTACAAGGCCGATATGAAGGCTTATGTGACGGAGTACGTGGGACAGGATATCGACAATCTCGATAATAACCGGGTGTGCGGCCAGTCGGGTTACAGCTATACGAAGGTGCTCGAACCGGGAACGAAATATTATGTATGGGTAGCCAGCATCGACGAATTCGGCAAGCCGCAGGCGGAGGTGTACGTTTCCGATCCCATCGAAACGCTGCCTAAAGCCGTGAGCAATGCGACGGTAACGGCGACCATCGACAAATACTTCAACGGCGACGATCTCTATGCGCTCGATAACGAGAAGTATGCGGATTGTCAGGGTCAGGCCTATGTCATGGTGACTTTTGCAGCCGAGAATGCGAAGGAGTGGTACGGAACGATGATCGCGGAGGATCCGAACGATCCGACCAGTGCGATTCCCGACGACGAGGTTATCGAAACGTTGTTGGTCGGCGGTACGTGGTGTCCTACCGGCAAGCTCTACCTGTGCAAATGGGATACGGAGCATACGATTCTGGCCGTAGGTGTCGCTGCGGACGAGAATCCGGGTGTACTGTTGCGTCAGAGCCACACCTTCACCAAGGCGGGAGCGTCCCCCGTTTCCGAATTCGTGGCACCCGAATCGCAGGGCGTGCGTACCGGGACGATGAGAATCGCTCCGCACGTGGCTTCTGTCAGGAATTACAAGTAACAGATGATTAACCGGATGAAATAGTTCCGGTCGGGGTAATAAAATAAAAGTTAAATGGAGGGAAAAGCGGACTGCGTGATGTACTGCACCCCAAAAGTTGGACACTTTTGGGGTGTTTTTTATGAAATATAATTATGAGATTCGTTTAAAGGCCGTAAAACTGGTACTCGAAGGCGGACTTTCGGTTAGGGAAGCCGGATGTCACTTGGGCTGTGGCCGCTCGCAAGTTCACTTGTGGGTAACATTATTCGAGCGCCATGGCCTTACCGGCCTTAAGCTGCGCCACGGTAGCTACAGTGCAGAATTTAAGTTGTCAGTTTTGAAGCATATGCACCAAAATCATCTATCTTTGCTGGAGACAGCAGTGCATTTCGGCATTCCGGGCCCTTTTGTTATTCGTCAATGGGAGCGGCTCTATCAAAACCAAGGTGCTGAAGGCCTGCGGCGTAAACCGCAAAGAAGGAGGCCGGCCATGAGTAAATCGAAGACTAAAAAAGTCAAACTCAAAACGACTCCGCACGAAGAGTTGCTTAAGGAACTGGAGTATCTTCGTGCCGAGAATGCTTACTTAAAAAAATTGCAGGCCTTAGTCGAGGAGCGCATTGTCCGCGAGAGCGGGAAAGAGCCCAAGCCATCGAAGGACTAAGGCCGCAGTGCCGGCTTTCAGTATTGCTCAAAGCCGCAGGGATGGCGCGAAGCACATTTTATTATCACTTCAGAAAATCAAAACAACCCGATAAATATGCTCGCGAAAAAGAGAGTATTATAAGGTTATATCACGAACATAAGGGGCGTTATGGTTATCGGCGCATTACCGTTGAAATGAATAAGATCGGATATGCGATAAATCACAAAACCGTACTTAAGCTGATGAATATTTGCGGGATAAAAAGTCAGGTCAGGCTCCGTAAATACTGTTCATACAAAGGACAGATCGGACGGATAGCGCCCAATCTTCTGCAACGCGACTTTGCAGCCGAAAAACCGAATCAGAAGTGGGTTACTGACCTTACGGAATTTTCGGTTTGCGGCGTAAAGTTATATCTATCGCCGATTATGGACTTATATAACCGGGAGATTATTAGCTATAAAATAGCTGAACGCCCTAACTTTATGCAGATCATGAAGATGCTGGACGATGCGTTTGCCAGAATACCGGATTCTCCGGGTATTGTCTTGCATTCCGACCAGGGCTGGCAGTATCAGATGAAGCAGTATCAGCTCCGTTTAAGACAGAAAGGTATTACACAGAGCATGTCGCGCAAGGGTAACTGTCTGGATAACGCTGCTATGGAAAGTTTCTTTGGATTATTGAAGTCCGAATTATTATATTTGCAAAAATTCTCATCCATAGACCATTTCCGAAAAGAATTGGAAGAATATATCGACTACTACAATAACAAGCGGATAAAGAAATACTTAAACAACATGAGCCCGGTACAATACCGAACTCATGCCATCTAAACAAATACTAATCCGTCCAATATTTGGGGTGCACTTCATGATGCGTCCGCTTTTTCTTGCGGTGTTAGAAATCCGCCGGTTTTTCGATCGCTATCCGATCGCCGGTCGCCGGATGGCGGAATTCGATCCGTTCGGCATGCAGAAGCAACCGCCGGCCGGCTGTTCCGTACAGTCGGTCGCCCGCGATCGGAGCATTGAGTCCCGATGGATGGGCCGCATGGACGCGCAACTGGTGCGTGCGGCCGGTCAGCGGGTAGAAGGCGATGCGGGTGCGGCCGTTCCGGAATTCCAACACTTCGTACTCCGTGATCGCCGGCTTTCCGTGCAGGGGATCGACCGCCTGTCGGGGACGGTCGTGGAGGTCCGGTCGCAGGGGGAGTTCGATACGTCCTTTCGGCGGGGTTATCCGCCCCTCCAGCAGGGCGATGTAGCGTTTTCGGACGGTCCGGTGTTTGAATTGGGCCTGGAGCTCCTGGTGCGCTTCTTTGGTCAGGGCGAGCAGCAGTACACCCGAGGTGTCCATATCGAGGCGGTGGACGACGAGCGGTCCCGTAGCTGCGGGATAACGCTCCCGAGCCCAGTCGAGGATCGACGGAGCTTCCGATTTTCCAGGAACGGAGAGCATCCCGGCAGGTTTGAAGACGGCGGCTATCCAGCGGTCTTCGTACAGGAGCTCCGGGGCGGACTGCGGGCAGGCGCGATCGGGTTCGGGCTCGACGTCGAGTCCCCGAAGCATGTGGGCGAGAATCGGGCCGCATTTACCTCGGCAGGCGGGATAGTAGTGTCCGTGACGGCGGATTTCGCCCTTCGGCGAGGCTCCCCACCAGAATTCGGCGATCGCCAGCGGTGTAAGCCGGTGTTCGAAAGCGTATTGCAGCAGTTTGGGGGCCGCACACTCCCCTGCACCGGCCGGGGGTGTACCCTGCGGAGTCGGTGCGAATATTTCCGCCAGATCGCGTATCTCTCCGAGGGCGTTGAGCAGACGGAACTTGCGAAATAGTTTTGCCTGAAGAGCCGCAGAACGGGCCTTACGCTCGCAGCGCAGGGATTCGATTCGTTCCGCGATGGAGGTTCGTTGCGCGTGAAGCGATGCGATCCGATTTTTCCAACTCTGTTTCAACCGGTGCAGCTCCGCTTTTTCGTGTTGGCTTTCCCGGACTAAAGCCGTCTGCGTATTTTCATCCGGGTGCTCCCTGCGTCGGGCTTCTCGGGTGGCTTTTGCGATTCGCATTCGGGCTTTTGCGGCTGCGATTTCCCGGGCGGCTTCTGTTTCCGTTTCTTCTATGGTTCGGAGAAGTTCCCTGTAGCGGCCGGCCGTTTCGAGGGTTTCGATTTGCCGGTTCAGGTCCGAAATGGCGGCCTCTTCGGTGCGGAAGAGATCACCGGGCCGCAACATGTCGTAGATGGGCGGGACGAAGTATTCGTGGCTGTTGCTGCCGGCCAGATTACCTGAAAATGCGGTCAGAAAGCCTACAGTTCCGGCTGAATCCTTCACGACCAGCACTCCGAACATTTTACCCGCAGAGAGTTCTTCGGTCCACTCTTTCCGTTCGCACAAGTAGGCTTGCAGCTCCCGGGCCGCTAATTCGCACAGCGGATGCGGAGTGTAGTGGAATGGGTTGTTGAGCCGCGTCGGAAGCGAGAACGAAGCGATGGAGTGTCGGAAACGATGCAACATGGGGACTGTCTGCGGATTCGGGAGTCGGACCGAAAAAATATTTCGGGAAAAATGGCCGGAGTCGTTTGCTGCGACTTCGGAGTAGTTTGTTATCGTTCCGTTTCGGAGTCGATCGGCAGGGAGCCGATCGGTTTTGTGACGATACTATCGACCACGAATTTCGAGAATCCCCGCCAGGGAAGCGCTCCGAAATACTCCTTGTAGTGGAGTTCGATGTTTTTGCCGCCCAGCAGCATCAGCTTGCGGGCGAGCGCTTCGTTTTCGACGGAAAATTCGAATTCGTAGGATTGGATCGTACCGGCCGTTTTGGACCGTATGCCGGATTGGATCAGCTTGCCTTCGTAGGTTTTGAAGACGAGCCCTTTATAGACGACATAGTTCAACTCTCCGCTTTTGACGCCCTCGCCGAAGACGAAGAAGAAGCGGATGTAGAGGAATGCGGTCAGGGCGACGATAAGTAATACGGTGAAGACGATCCAGCGTTTTTTCATGCTTGCGGCGATTTGTTCCGATGCAAAAATAATCATTTAATCCGATTCCGGTCTTCCCTTCGTATTTTTTCCGGGAACCGGAGCGGTAGGCCGGGAAACGCTTGCGGGGGCGAATCGTCTGTCCGGCGGCATAGTCCGGGGTGCTATTCCTGCCGACCGTTTTGCAGCAAATACACAATGTTATAAAAAAAGAGTTGCATTGCTGCAACTCTCTCTCATTCTGTGGTGCCACCAGGAATCGTAACATATCCACAAGTAGCTGTATATCATTACTTTTCAGAATCACATTAACAGCAATCTCCTCCTATTGCTCCACCGTCAGACTTCCGCGTTCTGCGCATCGTGAAAGCGGATGATTTCTTGCTGGCAAAGATACTGATTTTGGGTGAGAAATTATCTATATCCCCTTTGTAAGTTTAAGCATTCAACAAAAATTGCCGAATTTTATCATTTATGGTTGATGATCTAATATCATTATATTTGATACCCAATTCGGATGCCATTCGATCTGTATTAACAAAGTACATTATTTCTTTGGAATATATTATACCCTTATTTAATAAGGCGTTAATCACTCTTTTTCCAATATCACTATTTCCAATTCTATTGTCAATTTTTTCTTTTAATCTTGCTAAATCCCCTTTACTATGTGAACGAAACATTAAGATTGTTCTTCGCATTTTTTGATATTTCTCTAAGATATCTATAGGGACATCTTGCTGTTTATTTTCTTGTCGGAAATCAACAAAAGGATAAGATAAGTTATTTTCACATAATATTTTAAGTTGATTTCTATCCATATTTCCCTTGTTTGATAACAAGGGAAGGCAACCTTTTTCATCACAACTTACTAAAAATTCCTTGCATTCAAGAACAACGCTATCATCTTTCTCTGTTCCTAAATTAAGCAAAATATCAGAAGCAGAACATAATATTTTATCACATTTAATATATGCAGGAGGTGTACAATCAATTTTATTTGATGACAATTTTATTGTTACTGGCAAATCAATAATCAAATTAGATATATCTGGACCGATTGAAATGGTATCAGACTTGCTTATTGCAACTACATAAGAGTAGTCATCTTCAGTGCTGTCAGCTTTAAAGAAAACAATCTCACCTTGTATTTGACCAGAAGTATCATCTATGGATTGTACAGTAAGCTCCATAGACGAATAATGCCCTTTCTTATCTAATGCCTTTAACGAGTCAAATAAATATGAAATAAAATCTTTATCAACAAGTCTATCTGCTCCAACAAGTTCGTCAAAAATATAGAAAAGCATGTATGCATTTCTAAAACATTTTTTCAAATAAAGATAGACATACTCTTTATATTCCTCTTTCCCGATCAATTTGGCTATTATATAGCTTTCGAAAACTACATTTTGAATTTTTCCATTGGAGAGGAATGGATGTTCATCTAACCAAGATTGTATTTGGTTATTATATTCTATGTCAAAATAGTTGTCTCCCGTAACAGGAATTGAGAATTCTACATTCAATCGTTTACAAAGTAAACGAACGCACTGCTCCTCAATCGTATATACATTTTCTATAGCAAGTTTCCTAAACGACTCATCTCTATCTTTTGTCAATGTTGGTAGCAATAGTTTATCAATTTTTTCTTCCTTATCACGTTTAAGTATTCTTTCAATAATATCTATTACCAACTGGATGTTTCGTCTATTGCTTGATTTCAAGTCCTCCAATAAAGCATGATAATTATTGTTGTCATTTAACAATGTGGAGATAGCAAGTAACACGGGAGCATACCCGATGAACTGTAAATATTGTTTGTGGTTTATTTCTGATTGATTTTTGAAAAATCCACCTATTGCATTTATAATATAGTCTCTAACTGTTTTATACTGCTCTTCAAATTTCGTTTTTCCTTCAGATTCAACATGCTTATCAATAAACACTTTAGCGGATTCTACGGTAAAAGGTTCTATTTGCAATAGCACGACTTTTACGTTCTTAGATTCAAGATACAATGTTACAAGTTCAACTATATTAGTTCTACCCAACATAATGAACGGAACACCTTTTGCTCCATTTGACATTTTGGCAACATCATCAAGAAATGAATAGAAGCCATCTATTGTCGTTTTCAAAAAACCCTCATCCAATGCATCAATAATCATGGAAGATTTTCCTTCTTTCAATTTCATTGAGAATTGGGCAAAATCCTGCAGTTCCATATTGTTGTAAAGTAATCCCGTCAAAGAATTACTTGCAACAGGGTCATGTTTACTAAGATCAAAGATAGGTATGCTTAATTCATTTGACAAATGTTCGGTCAAAGAGGTTTTGCCAGTAGCTCCTGCTGCAGATATAAGTATAATTGTAGCATCCTCAAATGATGTTTGATCCATACTTGATTGCTGAATAGAGAATATGGGCTCTACATATTTAGGATTTGAAGAATTAGCTAATTTGAAAGACTCTGTTTGGTTTATTACATAATTAAACTTATCTAATAAACATGCGTTAATCTTATTACGGAGTTTGTATAAACTAATAGTATTATCTGCCATGATTATTTAAATTAGTGATTTAAATTATTCTTGTTATTGTCCTTTAATCTTTTGATTTCTCTGTCAAAATCGCTTTCAAGCAGTTCCATTTCGCGCTTGCCGTAGATTTCAAACTCCTTTTCTGCCTTCTCAATCGCTTGCTTGTGCGAAATGTTGCCCTTGCCAATCAAGACCTTCCGTTTATGAGCGATAATCTGATTGTCCAATGCTTCTATCCAATCTTTCATCGTCATAGGATTCATTTCCAATGCTTGGAACTCGGCAAAGTCCAAGAAACCGGAAACAAGCAGGTTAAGACGTTGCAGTTCAATCTCTGAGAGATAGTTCTTGGCAATCTTCACATCGTCTTTGGTTACATAGTTGCCTTTGAAGTTCGTCATACCTACAAACGGCTTCTCATTATCCACACGATTGTAGATAACCTCCGCTGCCGTGTTCTCATGGACGGCGTAGTGCAGCTTGTTCTGTACGGTTGCAAAGAACATCTTTGTCATCTCGTCCCGTGGGTCATAATCTGTGGCTGTGGCATAGATGTCCGTCACCTGTTGATAGAAGTTACGCTCGCTACTACGAATATCTCTGATACGCTGCAGCAACTCACGGAAATACCGATTACCTCCTTGCTTCAACCGCTCATCATCCATCGCAAATCCCTTTTGGATATACTCATGAAGCCGCTGAGTAGCCCAGCGACGGAAACGGGTAGCCACCTGCGACTGCACACGATAGCCCAAGGCGATAACCATATCAAGATTATAGTGCAAAACACTGCGCTGCACTTGGCGTTTACCTTCTTGCCGAACTGTCAAGAAATCCTTTACAGTTCGATTTGGGTCTAATTCTCCATCATTTAGGATGTTGTCTATGTGCTGACTGATATTCTGCTTTGTCGTACAATATATCTCCGCCAACTGATTTTGTGTCAACCACAAATCTTCATCGGTAAAACGCACAGACACACGAGTTATCTCATCATCGTCCTGATAGAGTATTATTTTGTTTTCTACTGTCATAGTTACATCTTTTAGTTGTCATCTTCAAGGAACTCAAATTCTCGCTTTAATAATCTAAAGAATACATCATTTCTACTTTTAGCTAAATTGTAAATGTCCTCAAAAGAATACAATTCAATTCTTATTGGTATTTTGTTCTTAGGACTATTATTTATTGAAAAATCATCATCACCGTACCAAGAATCTTCTAAAAACGGAATCTGATAATATCCACGACTCACATTGTTGGAACTTAATTCTTTATCTATATCAGTCTTTCTTGCCAATATAATACCTGTATACTGTACTCGCTGTGTCTCTACCTTCCAATTGATAACCTTTTCGGGATTATTATAAAAATCTTGCGCATATCTTTTTACTTGCGCTATCATGCCTTCCTCTTTATCGCCGGCGTTATGGGCTTTGGTAGTTGATTTTAATTCAAATATCAAAATTTGTTTTGTCTTTTCTGGATCATCTGCCCAAATATACACATCGGATAAGGCTTGTCCTGATTTAGTACTTTTCGCCTTAAAATTATTTGAGAAAGTTGTAAATTTATCGTCAAGAATCCACAAATTATGCAAATGGTTAATGTTAGAAGAATCACTTAAAGTTGTTCCTCTATTAATAAATAACTCGTGAACGGTACTTTCTAATTCTGGTTTGCTTTCACCATTTTTATCAAATTTTTGAATTAGTGAATGTAATCGCTTAAGTACGCTTTCGCGATGTTTTACATAGATGTGCAAACTTGAATTTAAAAGTTTATGGCATTCATCCGAATCACTAAATCGCTCGTCTTCTTCGTTTATTGGAGATTTATCAATTTGATTCCAAAACTTTTTTTCAATTCTGCTTTTTTCATCTATCGCCGATTGTATAATTTCTCGTTCATTTACAATATTTTTATCTCCAATAATACTGTCCTCGGTGACAAATGCTTCAAGTGAAGGATATTTCTTTTGGAATGCTTTTAAATTCTTCTTAGATACTTTTTGATTGTTCGCGATTACAATTTTGAATTGTTCATTCAGAATTTCATTTATCTTATTCTGGATACTTGTAATATCATCGCATGAGACATCTATTCTTTCCCCTTTTGTATCAACATACTCATCAAAAAAATCAGATGTTAAATACAACGTATAACCCTCTCTATTATCTATAGAATAGTTCAATTTGCCTATAGATAAGTTTGCCCTTAGATTTCTAGCAAAACATGTAATCGGATTGTCACCATGCATTATTCCATCATTCTTAATCAACCATAATGAAAAAGAATGCCTATTATCATCTGATAGTGTTAATTCAAATGGCTTCCTTATTGTTTCTGCTACTATATTACTTTTCCTAATAGTAACCTCATCTCCATTTAAGGAGATGTTTACAACAAGTGTTTCATTGTTTATTATGAAAGGGAAAAATGTTTCTATAAACCATTGTTTAAACGATTTAGAATCTGAATAATTTTTAAAGAAAGTTTTAGCTCTACCAAATGTTTGTTGTTTATTAATTAGAATTGTCAATTTTGTATAGGTACTATTACCCGATTTTTCTTCCTCAAATTCAGAAAAACTAAAAAGACCTTCTGATGTACTTGGGTACGGTATAGTTCTCTTGTTAAATTTACCATTTTCATCTTTATACACAGTTTCGTATTCAGCAGAATCAGCAAAAAAAATAATCGCTAAACGTCCTTGCCCTAAAGGATGAAAGTTAAGTTTTTCCTTTTCTGGATTCCTTCGATCTAACTCTTCAAAGTATTTTCGATTCTTTTCGTTGAACCCTTCGCCATTATCTGATAACTCAATTTTACATTGAGAATCATCAAATGTTATGTTTAAATTCAGTTTGGGAATATAATCTTCCTCTTTAGTTTTTCTAATTAATACAGCATGTATAGCATTTGAGATAATCTCACGCAGCAAAAGAAAGAACTTTTCACGGCTGTTCTTGTATTCTTTTTCTGCTCTATATTGTACATTAGACTTTTGTTCCATATCTAATATTCTTATTGTAGTATATTTTGTGAATTTAATAGTTTATGCTATATAACCCTTTAACATAAGTATTTATGTCCTTTGAGTCTTGTAACGAAAGCAAACTTACACGTTGTTTGCTGCTCAGTACAGGTATTCCAAACCCTTTTACATAATTTTTTGCATAGGAATAGTATCCTGTGGCATAGGGTTTGGCGGTGTGTTGCATATAGTAGTCAAAAATTGAAGACTCGAGAATGCGTTTCAGCACAAGGAGCTCTTCTTCGTTTTCGCTGAAAATGGCATAGCCACAATAAATGAGCATATTCTCGTTATCAGTATAGACAAAACGCGGATGGTCGGTCATGTAAGGAAACAATAGCTTACGGCCACGGTCACAAGTAGCTTGCGAACGTCCGAAAGCATACCATGCCTCGTAGGTCTTTTCTCCTTTATCACGCTGCGACAATTTTATTTTATTAAGTGACAGATACTTGTACGCTTCCGGGTATTTGCTCATAAATACTGCTTCGGCTATAACTTTATTATTCTCATCGTATGGAAATATCACCTTTTCTATGATGTCGGGTATTTCTTCTTCTGTGTGCAGAATGTTCGGTTTTATGATGTCTCGGCAAATTCCTCTTTCAATAGGAAACTCCATATCTCCAACCTGTAGATAGAAAAACATCTCGTCCTCGTGCGTAGGACGGAATATATAAACATTGTTGGCGAGGGTTGCAATGCCGTTCTTTATTTGGAATAATTCGCCGAGCGGACGCCCCACACTCTCTATCCTGCGAATGTTTTGCAGGATTTCAGCGTTGTTAAGATTCCAACCTTTATGGTCATCAAGGTCGCTGTATGGTATGAGGTTGAAGTGTGCCGGTGTTTCAGCAAAGTCATTAACGTTTATCTGTCCTTTTGTATAGCATACTCCAGGCTCACCCAGTTTGTCAATTAAAACAATGCAGGTATAGGCAAGCGTTTTGCCAAAGATGAGTTGGTCTCCGAAATCAACGACTTCAAGAGCTGCGTTCGTACTGCGAAAATAACCACGCAATAGTCTTGCGTTCACACTTTTGAAGAACGAATTGAGCGTGATGTAGCCCAATACCCCGTCCTCTCGAAGAATGTTGCAAGCAATCTCGAAAAACGGCAGATAGAGGTCTGCGTTTCCACACCGAGCCACTTGCCAACGAGAAAGCAACACCTTTGACTCTGCGTCAATATGCTTTGCACGGACATACGGCGGATTACCTACAACGATGTCAAAACCACCGTTTTCTGCCACTCCCGGCATTGCCGCAAAATCAAAATCAAGTGAATTGCCCTGACAGATGCAAAAATCCTCATCCGTCAGTATCTCGTCATTCTGCAACGCAGCCAACGAAAGAAGAATTTTGCAGCGCGTTACACTTAATTCACTTACGTCCACACCGTAAAGACGATGTACTGCTTCACGATATGACAATTCGCAATGGGTGTGCAGATAGTCGGCAAGTGAAAATAGGAATGAGCCGCAACCGCAAGCAATATCGATTGCAAGACAGTCTTGCAATGGTTTTCTATGTGTGGCTACAACTCTCTCCAGAATGTAATCGCGAATGTATTTCGGAGTATAAACCGCACCGTTTTTTGTTTTCTCTTCTTTGGGGATTGCCAACTCGAACACGTTGATAACATCCTCTATCGACTTGATGCCAACGCTCGGCACATCGTTGCGATAGTAATTGGCAAGCAATCCGCCACGGACAATCAAAGCATTATTCTTGACGAAAGACGAAACAACAATACTGTCCAAGCAAAGTTGTTGCTCGGTATAGCGTGAGATTATGTTTTGCAGTTCTTTATTCATAGTGATGGTCGGTACGAGGGGTTGACATGATGATTTCTTTCTCAGAATCGTTCAATCCGTAGAGCTCACAACACAGACAATCAACCTCGTTCCAAAGGTTGTTCAATAACGGATATAGGCGAGAGGCGGAAGAAATGTTGGTTGTGATTGCCGTATTAGTTTCTTCAATACGTCGTGCCACTCTTGCGAGTTGCTGCATTCGTTCTCTGAACATGATAAATTCCATGCGCGGAAATGGAACTGGAGCGAGGAACTGTTTATTGAACTTATAGAAACCTCCTTGCTGTGGATTGGCTATTGACTTGGCAAAATAGGCAAACGGTGTAGAGTTGATTACAGCCGCCATTGCGTACAGTTTATCGTCTGTCACTTCCGGTATCTGCACAAAGAACATATTGGCATTGTCACAATAAGCATCCTCTTGCATTACGACCGCTGCTTGTGGGTTCTGCGTGGTCATGGGTATGCAAAGCTTCTTGTAAACAGCGTTGTGGTTATTGGCGCGGGTGAACAAATGCCAGTTTTCATCGCGGTCTAATGTCGGGAAACGGTCAGGTACGGTTTGCACATTCTCTTCAATCAGAGTGCGGTTCTCTCGCAGATAACGACCAGCCAAAGGATAGCGGCGTTCGTAATCAGAGAACAGGACAGGCTGGACATTGCCATCCGTCACATCATACGGAAACAATATGCAGGTCGTGTTTTCACGAACAGACAACGGCACAAAGTGTTCGTTGCAAAGCAACACCCTGCAAGCTCCACGCTCCACTTGCAGTTTCCCGCAAAGTGCTGTACTTCCGTAGATATAATTCTCATCAATGTGGTCAACTGCTATGTGGAAAGCCTCGTCCCATAACACTTGCACACCAACCTTGATGTTGCAGACCTCTCCTAACGTTCCCAGTTCGTTTGCGAGTCTTACCCGCAGTGCCGTGGTCTGGTAGTTTTCAAACGACCATGGAGTTTCTGTAATCGTCTCTTTGGCTATTTCAATACATTCGCTATTGGTGCTGTTAATGTACTTAATCATATCGTTGTCTGTAGCAGACTTGTCGCACACAACAATGGCAATGTAGGTTATTCTGTCCTCAAACAAATCTGTTTCCGCGTAGTCATAGACTGTGCGGAGCAAACGTCTTTCGCTCAACAGTTTGCGAATACCCTTGCCGTAATCTGTCTTGAAGAATCGCTTTTGTACAATGTAGCCAAGACTACCATGAGCATTCAGCAATTCTATTCCACGTTCAATAAATGGAATGGCAAGGTCTATTTTCCCATTCCTACTCGAAGCATAACGCTGCTTGATGTATGCGGACATACAAGGCAAAGCGACATTGTAATTTTTTACTTCAACGTATGGAGGATTGCCGATAACGTAGTCAAAACCACCGCGATTGAAAACATTGCTAAAAGCCGCCTGATAGTCGAAAACATTAGTTGCTACTAATTCTTCAAGATTTTCTGCTATATCAGAAACACGCTCCAGAATATCAGGCTCAACGAGTGAATTGCCACACTTAATGTTCACCCCCACTCCGTGCAGAATCTGAGAACCATAAAGACCGGCATTGCCGAAATCGCTCGGTTCGAAGCCATCAATTATTTTCAGTGATAGCGAGAGCTTTGCCACTTCAACGCACTCCTGATTAATGTCAACTCCATATAAACATTGGTTTACTATCAGTTTTCGTCCTTCTATATTCAAGTATTTCCTTCCGTCCTTTTCATAAAGATATTGATTTGGTAAAACATCTTTTCGTCCTTCTATGTTGTTTTCTATCTGCGTTGCCAAATAATCGTAAAGGTTCACAAGGAACACGCCACTGCCACAAGCAGGGTCTAAGAATTTCAAGTCAAGAACTTGCTTATTGGTAAGCGATTGCAGATATTCGGGGGGAATAGTGCAATCTATCGTGTTATGGACGATAGACTCGGGAGTTGTTACCGCTCCATTACTTTTTCTGAACTCCGACTTCAATACATTCTTAAGCATTCCATTGCCATCATATTCCAGATGATAACCAAGAAAAAGGTCGTAAATGTCACTGATGCTTCTCAACGGAATCACATCAAAGCAATAAGGCGATGGATAGTAAAAATAAGACAACAGCTCATCAAAGACAGCATTGTCAATAATTAAATCTTGAATCTGCCTAATCCGAGTAAACATCGGGCCATCATAATGCTCGTAAAAATCGATATAAGACGATTTTTTGAACTGTAACCAAAAGTCTGTTGCGGCAAAATCCCTCAATAGCCCGTCATGTTCCAACCCGCGAGCCTCACAGACACGGATGAACAATATGCGATTCAGAATTATCTGAGTCCAAAGGTTAATGTCGACAATACTGATTGTGCGGTGGTTACCATCAATGATTGCCTGTGCAAGTTTGAGCCGCACGCCATTCAAAGCCTTGGAAAAATTTTTGTCGATGGAATCCTTACCGACAAATCTCATACGAAGCCTATTGTTTATCGTTTCCTCACGCCCCAAAAAGCGATTGAAACAATCAAAATTATCCGTATAGTTTTCCGCTTTCAGGTAAACCAAACGAGCAAAATCGGCATTATCCGTGTGGCGAGGCATGGTCGTACAATCGTAAATCGCCAGTTCGTCCATGTTTGTCACCACTGAATAACTTGCACCGATAGACCAGCCATATGAACGAATCTGGAAAGCAACGCTCTTGTCTTCTTTTATATTGACAGTTCGTTTTTTCGCATCAAGGAAAAACAAGCGAACTCGCCCGTTCATTAGCGTATAGTCAGGACGTGTATTTGTAGAACCGATATCATTTAATGCCGCTCGCTCCATAATCTCAAGTGGAACTTCTTGCAATACTTGATTGGTATTTCTTACATCCCAGCCAAACACAGCAAGCATTTGGTTAATCCAAGTACGTGTGGTTTCTTCCGAAGCCATTTCAAGCTCCCCACGTTCACAAGCCTCTTTATAGCTTGCTACGAATGCCTTAAAATCTTCAATCCTTGCCATATTTATTCTCTATTTTTGTAGGATGATTGCCATATTCCCCCATTTCTTCTGCTACCATATAAAGGATGCCGTTTGCGTCTTTCTCCTCCTCAACAAGGCTATAGACTTTCCCCGCAAGCCAGTAACGACGTAACTCTTCATATGGAATATCATAGAAAAGAGCCAGTTGACGCACCTGTTCTTCTCGTGCTTGTCTGTCACCCTTCTCAATCTTGCAATATACGGCAGTATCCATATTTATTCCTGCTGCAACCTGTCGTTGCAGCAGATTATGTGATTCTCGCAGTTCTTTCAGTTTATCTTGGAAAAGCATGGTAGAATAATTTTATGGTGCAAAGTTACTTCTAATATTTCATTCAGACAATAAAATTGACAAAAAATGTCAAGACGCACATACACAAAATGCCATTATTTCTTATCACATATAAAAAACGAACGGTTTACATGATTATGCTGTATTTTCAAAAATCTGCGATAATGATTATATGAGAATACTTGCAGGGCACAAGGAGTGGATGCACCCACTTGGGCTTCTGATGGCGGTTTCGTGACCGTCACCTTCAAGCGACCTTACTTCAAGACAAACACTCTTAAAACTGACAGAGAGGATAACAGGACAAGTAAACAGGACAAGTACCGCTCAAGTTCAAGAAATAATTTTTTCAATGAGTGAAGACTATCTAACGATGAATGAAATAATGTCAAATATGGGATTCAAACATCGTACATCATTCCGAGAAAATTATTTCCTCCCTGCGTTGGAGGACGGTGCAATTGAACTGCAGTATCCAGAACAGCCAAAGCACCCAAAGCAAAAATATAGGCTCACGGAAGCGGCTAAAGAGTGGTTAAAGAATAATACCGATTCATCTAAATCGTAAAAGCAGCACCGCAGGTTTGAAAAGTTTTCCGACTTCGGAGGAAAACTCAGCCTCCTGCAAGGGCAAGGCGTTTTGAGCTGCTCGAAGTATTTTGAGCTGCCCAAAACATACCTTGCTGTGTTCAAGTGAACACAAGAATCCGTAAGAAACGGATTGATAAAAAAGCTTTCATAAGAGAACTACACCTTACAAAGTCGTCTTTGAGTTTAGATGATAACACGTATGTATGGTCATACGTTAATACAACTGACCATAATAATATGTGACCAGTAATATGCTTTATCAGACGTATGTATAATCGATATGACGTATGACTGATAAGATTGATATATACATTTTAATACACAAAGTTGTCGAACCATTCAAATGCGATATAGGACAATGACTACAACATCAGCGCAATATGCTGCCACTTTTGGAAAATCCATTGTCGGATAACGGATTATATATTCCTTTGCGGCAAAAGAAACAATAACAGTAAAGAATGATGTATATGGAAATCGTATCTATCGAAAGAAAGACATTTGAGGCGATGGTCGCCAAGTTCGACCGCTTCGTCCACCGTATGGAAGCCATCTGCCAGCGGCACGGCGAAAAGAAAATGAGTGAGTGGATGGACAATCAAGATGTGTGCCAGATGCTCAACATCAGTCCCCGCACATTGCAAACACTGCGGGATAACGGTACGCTTGCCTACTCGCAGATAAACCACAAGATATTTTACCGTCCCGAAGATGTGCAACGTATCGTTTCCGTTGTGGAGGACAGACGTAAGGAGGCGAAGTTCAAGGGCAAGACAAATTAACCACCATCTATAGTAATCCCACTAAATCCAAGTAACATGAATGAGTTAATCAATAAAGACAACGAGTGGATAATCCACTTCATGGGCAGTCTTGACCGACTGCTGGACAGCTACGAGCGTCTGACCGCCAACTATCGTCAGACATTGGGCGGTGAGCGTTTCTTTACTGACAAGGAAGTGTCAGCACGGTTGAAGGTAAGCCGAAGAACGCTTCAATACTACCGCAACGAAGGAAGGATAGCCTATATTCAGTTGGGCGGCAAAATCCTTTACCGTGAATCGGACATCGAACGGATGTTGAATGACGGCTACCGCTCCGCCTTCCGACAGAGGGCAACTTGATTAGCTATCTGATTTTCTTGAAGGAGCGCAGTTTGCCGTCTGCCCTATAATTTGCGGCAGCAATGGACTTACAACAAAAAGAAAAAGGAACGGCTTACGGATGAAGCATCAAGATTCCGCTTCGTCTGTAAGCTGTTCCTTTTCTCGTTCTTCTGATTTCCCGTCAGTCGCTTGTTTCCGTTGCTGGATGCCCTTTCTGCGTATGGTTGGCAGAGGCAAGGTTTTCGGGCTGAATACGCTCCGCAGGAGGAAGATTCTGCCCGAAACGGCTCTGCCGCTTGACCTTGTCGCTACCATCTGAACCATGCGCTACCTTTGCATCCGAGCATCGGGAACAAGTGCCTGACGGGATGAACCTCAACTATACCATCGGTTGTTACCTCTGCCACAGGGAAGAAACAATGTTATCGAAGCCTCTTTCTTGGTGATGCAGATTTCATTTACTACAAACTTTCTGAACAGGATACTTTCTCGACTGCATATCCTGAACGCAACGGCGACAACCATTTCAAGGTTGTAAACATCATAACTGATGCCGTCCGGTTGCCTAATATACTTCTGCGTTTCAACCTCATTCAGTTCCTTGTTCTTGTAGATTGACTGAATCGCCTTGCGAACAACACTTGAAAATACTCCGAAAAAGTCGGCTATCTCGAATTGGGTCATCCATATAGGTGCAGAGGGAGCACCCACCACTCCGTTTTTACTGATTGTGATTATTCCTCTTTCCATACTCATCCCATTACTTTAGCCATTATGTTTTTTACATTATTCATATCGCGCAGGATGGAGGAATCCAATACACGTGCATAGTGTTGGGTCATCTTGATATTAGAGTGACCGAGCATCTTGGCCGCATTCTCAATGCTCACACCGTTGGCGAGGCAGACAGAGGTTGCATACGAATGCCGAGCCGTATGTGTGGTCAAGGTCTTGTTTATCATGCATAAATCAGCAATCTCTTTCAGATAACTGTTCATTTTCTGATTGCAGGGAACAGGTAGCAACACATTTTTCTTTTGGCAAGTAGGATGTGTTGCGTATTTACGGAGAATGGCCATCGGGATGTCAAGCAGTGGGATGTTGCACATGTTCTTTGTTTTCTGGCGAGGCTTGCGAATCCAAAGATTCCCGTTTTGGTCTTCCACGATGTGTTCGGGAGCCAGTTGCTGCACATCTATGAAAGCTAACCCGGTGAAAGCGGCGAAAATAAAAACATCACGAACAACGGTGATGCGCTCCAATGAGAACTTCTTGTTGTATATGGTGAGTAGTTCATCCATTGTCAGGAACTCACGGATGACCTCCTTCTCGTGGAACTTGATGCCGATGAACGGGTCTTTGGTTATCCATTCGTTGGCAAGTGCGAGGTTGGTAATCTTCTTCAAACACTTCATGTAGCGGATAACGGTATTCTGCTGGCACTCTTTTTCTGTCTTGAGGTAAAACTCAAAGGCACGTATCAGTTCGCCATTGACTTCCGACAAAGGCAAATCCTCCTTGTCGTATTTCAGTTTGATAAGTTCAGCAAGGTAACGCTTGCAGCTCTCATAACGGCGGACGGTAATCAGGGCATAGTCCTTTCCGACAAGTTCACGGCATTGGTCGTTATGTTCTTGGATGGTTTGGATAAGTGTACGGATAACTTCGGGTGCTTGGTCTTGTCCGAAAAACTTTTCTTGTAATAGGCGAGCGGTGATGAACTGTCCTTGTTCCTCCAGTTCCTTGAAAGTCTGGTGGAGTTTGATTCTTGCATCCTCGATATAAGCATTCAAGTCGCAGGATTTGCGGCTCTTGCCTTTGGCGCACTCCTTCGCCTGATTCCACAAGGCTGGTTCAATGCTTTTGCGGATATTGTTTTCCACTCGCGCACCGTTCACGGTGATACGCATACATACGGAGGCTTCCCCGTTTTTCAGCAACTTGGCTTTCTTGATGAAGAAAAGCACATTGAATGAGTCTCTTTTCATGTTCCTACAGTTTTTCGTTGTACAAAAGTAGGAAACCATGCACGCTTTCTTGATACGCAAAATGCTGCAAATCAGATAGAAAGAATCTTATTCGGTGGAGATGTTTGCCCCACCTATTTTGCTCCACCTTTTGGAACACCGCAAACGGTAATATATTGCCGTTTTTTGCGTTTCGCGGGAAAAGAAAAACTCCCGATTTCGTCTGGAAATCAGGAGTTTACTGCATTTTGCTTTTCTTTAGTGTGGTGCCACCGGGAATCGAACCAGGGACACAAGGATTTTCAGTCCCATAATTATATTTTTGAATAATTATGTGTTGTTTGAATTTTTATATGAAAATCAATGTTTTAAGCTTCCAAATGTGGCGATTTTATTTTGTTTATTTTTATCTATTTTTGTTTGTTTTTGTATTTTTGTGTCGAAATTGTGTGTTGAAATAATAATTATCCTATCAAATGAACTATTCAAAAGACGGAATAACAGTTGCGCCCATAATAGATACGAGTCATCCGAAAAAGAACGGAAAGTGCCCCGTAAAAATTCGTGTAACCTATCGCCGGGATCGTCGCTATTATCCGACGGGCAAAGACCTTACCTTGGATGAGTGGGAAGGTCTGACTACAACGAAGGTTCGCGCCCTTGTGGCCGTTCGTAAAGATATAGAAAGCAGTTACCAAATTGTTCGTGGGGTTGTTGAGGAATTGGCACGCGACGGTATTTTTTCATTCGATAGCCTCAACAAGCGATTGAAACGTTCGGGGGTTGATACTCTTAACCGTGCATTTGCGGCTAAAATAGCGGAATTAAAAGAGCAGGATCGTATCGGGTCAATGCTGGTTTATAATGTTGTTATACAGGGATTGGAGCGGTTTGCCGGGGATCGTATTGCTCTTGAATCTATAACGGTGGATTGGGTAAGACGTTATGAGCGCTTTCTACTCGGAGAAGGTAAGAGCCGTACAACGATCGGAATACACATGCGCCATTTACGAGCCATATTGAACGATGCTTGTCGATGCGATGCGATTAAACCCGCGCAATACCCGTTCGGCCGAGGGAAATATGAAATACAGGCCGGTGAGGGCCGTAAATTGGCTTTAACGCTGGAGCAGATCGGGCAGATCGCCCGCTATGAGGATGGGAACGAAGCAACGGCCAAATACCGGGATTATTGGCTGTTCCTCTACTTGTGTAACGGGATCAACGTCGCCGATTTCGTGAAATTGCGGTATCGTGATATTGTGGACGGTGAAATCTGTTTCGTGCGTCAAAAGACCGAGCGCACGACTAAGACCCGTAAGGAAATCCGGGTCGCGGTAGTTCCCCAGATGCAAGCTATTATCGACCGCTGGGGTAATACTCCAGCACCGAATAACTTTATTTTCCCAATTCTCGACGGGTCGGAGGATGCGGTGCAGAGCCACGCTAAAACAATAGCCGCTACCGGGTTAATCAATAAACGGATGCGGATGATCGGGGAGCAGCTCGAAATTGGGAACATATCGACCTATACGGCGCGTCATTCGTTCGCTACGGTGTTGAAGCGTGCCGGGGCGAATATCGCCTACATATCGGAAAGCCTCGGCCACCAAGATCTGAAGACGACGGAAAACTACCTTGCCAGCTTCGAGCGAGAGGAACGAGAGAAAAATGCTGCATTACTGACGAATTTTTAATACGATTATTTGCATAATGCGCCGCAGTGCAGTACCTTTGTCATATCGTGTTATTTTAGTTGGAATGATCGGCGGGGCACATCTTATTTCCGTCGGTCATTCCGTTTTTACTGCATTTCTCCTCTTGGATGTGGTGAATAGCAACAACCTCACGCCTAACCGACGCACTATTTCGCCGGACAAAGGGTGTTTCATTTTGGAACAGTGCTTACAGTGACGGAGAGAATGTCCGCCAAATGGACGATGAAACCTGGTGTTAATAGATTTTGCCTTTCCTGTTTCACCTTGCGAACGATGCTATTCTTGCTTTTGTAGTTTATAGGCGTGCACGATGCCTCATACTTTGCCTCAACTCCTTATGCAACACCTTGCAACTTATTCCCTACGTACTGCGCTTTTGCCAAGAGTTATACGGCATCGCGATTGATGAACAGCGAATCATTGAAGTGTTTTTTGTTTTCCCCTATGAAATACGGCAAATTCTTCGCCTTTTCGATTCTTTCGGTGTTGTCCTCGACCCATCGTTTGAAGTTGTCGGGCACATCCTTGACCTCATTCAGCGGTTCCTCCCAAAAATCCCTATCCGTGCCCTCGTTGGCTATAATTGGCACTGCATAGCACTTGCAGTTCGGGTGCCACCCGATGAATTTGAAAGATTTCGGATATTTTCCCTCCATTGCGTCACATATTTCCAGCGGCGCACGCCCTTTTTTGAAGCGCGGATACCAGAACTTTGCCAGCCACTGTACGTGCGATTTTGATGTTTTTACCTCATATCCGACAATAAAATCAAGTTGTTGCCAGCGGATACTGTCGGCTTCACGATAAGCGCTGTTTATTTCGGTGCGAGCCATACGCATAGCATTCTGATAAGATGACCGGTAAACGCCTTGCCCAGGGTGATAAGCCTGCGCCACTTTCGACAGGGTAAGATTGCCGAACGCATTTCGGACACGTCGAAATAGTTTGTCCGGCTCATTCAGATAGACGCGTACATCACGGCTTATATCGGCAGCGCTTCGGCCTTCGCTGATACCTATAGATAAGGATAATTCTATGTGCCGTTCGAACTGCTTGGCGATACTCCAAACTCTTTCGGATAAATTATGCCCGTAAGTTGTTCTACGTTGAAATGCCTCAAGTGCACCGAGATTGTGAAGCATCCATCCTTTTTTCGGATTGTCGAATAGTTGTTTTACCCATGAATCGTTCTTGTCGTTGGCAAAAAACCATTCCGAAGTGATCCCCGCTGTAATTATAGTGGACAACTTATTTCGGAATGAAGATAACGAGGCATCGGCTTGTTTACTACGGCTTTTGTTTGATGAGAAGGCGAACAATCGCCCCGTATTGGGTTGATATTTATATCCCATTCCCAGTCGAATCAATTCATCCGAGGCCACATCATACAAAGCCTCTATCTGTCGTAGATATTCTTCGACATGCGTTTTATGCTGTTGCTCCCATTGGGCGGCTTTCAAATTCAATCCGGGCATCGTTTCGAATTAGAATGTTGGCTCTATAATATTGTTCATAGATGCCTCTGCCTTCGCTTGCTTTATTCGCTCGATTTCAGCGGTAACATCATCGGCCGTTCCCATTAGTTCAACGCCCTTTTCCAGCGACATAACGCCATCCTGCACAGCACGGCCTATAGCCGCCCAACGTGCGGTGACATCTTCATTGAACGGTTCGGCAAATTCGTGTTCTATTTTGAGCGCAGCCAAATCAGGACGCAAATGAATATGGGTTACATTCATCATAATAGCGAGAATAAGATTTTTCTCCCTATCTACGGCTATGTCGTATATCTCTTTATTATTTTCGCGCTTGATATATCCCAGTACCATCGCGCGTTTGATCGCTTCGCCCGACAAAGTTCCCAGCCCAGCCATTTTCTCGGGTGTAAACTCGGGCGTGAAAGTGTCGAACAAGATGGACTGCGCGAGGTCTTCCTTTTCCCGTTGCTGCGTCTCGGAAGAGGTCGGTGGATTGATGTACTCGAATTTTGAATCCGCTCCGGTCATCCGAATCATTTTCCCGGGCTTGTCGGCTCGACCTTTCAAAAAATCTACGACATCGCCCGTTGCTGCGGCGATAGGGTCTGCGAAATAGTTATTTGTGTCGGATATTTTGCTGTCTATATCCTCCTCGCGGTCTATGCGGGGGTTGAGGCCTCCCCACGCTTTATCCTGTCGGTAGTAGATAACATTGATTTTTCCGGTTGGATTGGGAGTTGCAATAACCTCCCAATTAAGAGATCCTCGTTTGCATCGGTAGATCGTATCAGGTGTTTGAATATCGAAATGCTCGATAGTTGATGTCCCCTCTTTAAGGTAGTACCCATACCCGAATGCAATGAGGTTCTCGTATAGGTCGAATAATGGACGTAGGGTGTATCCTTTCGACTTGCAAATTACCACAACTTTTACCTGCGGTTGGAAATTCTCGTCCCGATAGATGTGGTAGAGCTTGGCACATTCAGTTTCTGCTCCCGCAATGCGTTTTGCTTTACGCATGGAAACGTTGAATCGTGTATCTTGCAAAAATTGATTATATGCTTCGAAAGCCTCGTCCGAACCTTCGTTGTTCACCTTCTTCCATCGTATCGGATTCCCGAGCAGAAAGAATAGTTCCACCTCATTGATGTACTTCTGTCGTGCACGAGGCAACTTCTCGGTACGATAAGGCTCCTGGCCTTTCCGCATCTTATCGGCCTTTCGCATAATACGGTGGAGTTCGGGGTTATATTCCTGAATCGCCTGCAAAACCTCCGTATCGCGATTCTGCATAAGTGTTTGAGCCTGTGTAATGTCTTTGTCCTTGATAAGCGTAAGCAGATCACGTTCTGCACCGGTTGCATTCAGATATTTATTGCGTATCGCATTGAGTAGGTTGTCTATAAATCCCATATCCGTACTTTTTACCAAATTCCTAAATCCTCTTTGTCTAAATCTTCTTCATTGTTGAAATACCCCCGCTTTTCGATTACTCCGGTCAGGGCATCTTCGGCGTCGTCATGGCTGTTGAACTCCTGCTGCTTACGGTATGATTTGACATGCGAGGCGAACTCCGGCCATTTGTGCTCCCATCCGGTCGGAAAATAAATAAGGTTTTGCACTTCATTCGATCGCGTGAAAATACGCACCCTTTTGTTGGCGGTCTGCGTAAATGGGTTGAACGATGTAAAGTTGTTACCGATTATTCGGCACTGCGCCTCAACATTGCGCCCGAAAGACCTGCCGCCATTGTTGCTCTCGACGTAGCAGATCTCCGTCTTGTTTCGGGACAGCATCTCGGCTGTTGCCGGCTCGGTATATTCCATCGGTTTCTGTGTATATAAAATGTCCGTCACGAAATTGCCGATGGGAGTTTCCGTATAGCAAATAGAACACAGATAGTCACTGCCGGTATCAGCGGTATCCGTGTAGTTCTTTCGCTTCATAGATGCTGCATATGGAATTATGTCGTATGTCTTAAACTCTCCATACATCAAACCTTCCAGCGGCTTCGGGTTCTGCATATATTGCGTTTCAAAGACAAATGAGTTCGATCTCTCGATTTTGTGCAGTTCCTCCAGCGTATGCTTAAATTCCCAGAGAGGCTGTTCCTGTCCGTTTTCGTCATGCCAGATGCAGGGCAACGAAAGTACCGTCCATTCCTCCGGCTCGATCTCCTGAAGATAGCCGCATAGATCGTGCTCATGGAGCCGTTGCATAATGATTATGATAGGCGTATTGCGCGAGTTCACGCGGTTGCGGATAGTCGATTCAAAGCGATTGTTCACCCGCTCGCGGATCGTTTCGGATAGTGCATCTTCCGGTTTGATCGGGTCGTCGATAACAATAGCTCCCGCAAAATCGCTTTCCCACGCAGGAATAAAATCACCCATTTCGCGCCGCTCCCTATACGGATCATTTACTTGACCTGCACCAAATCCTGTAACCTGTCCTGCTGCACTTACTGCATACAGTCCGCCTCCGACGGATGTATACCACTTTTTAGCATTCTTGCTTTCGACGACTACTTCAGGGAAAAGCCGCTGGTAGTAGTCTGATTGTACCGTTTCATTGATCTCTTTCGAGTTGTCGAGAACAAGATCATCGGAGTATGATAGGTGTATGAACTTACTGCGGGGGTTTAACGCCAGCCCGTAGGCGATGAAGTTCTTAGAGACAAGTTCGGTCTTGCCATATCGTGGCGCAATATTGATAATAAGACGCTTTATTTCGCCACGGACGACTTTGTCAAGAGCTTCGCATATTTTGCGATGATGATCGCCGACAATAAACCGCATCCCCGTCTTATGCTTGAACATGTAACGGGTGAAATTCAGCATACCGGAAAGACAGAAGGTACGCTCTATGTCTATGTCGCGAATCGGAGTAGTGCGTTAATACTCTTCGTTAAGTTTTAACCCATATTGTCTTGCCTCTTCGGGAGAGAGAGTGCGAGGTGGAATAAGTTCGGCACCATCTGCTCCTGTAACCTCTTGACGTTCTACATATCCCCGTTTTTTTCCGCGTGTTTTGAGAGTGAAAATGATCGCTGTTTCGGAGGGACGTTCGATCCAACCGGCAAATCTCTTTTCGCCATTCTCGTCCTTTTCGATGGCCGGAACGCCGGCAACCAATTTACACAGGTTGCTTTCGGCCAAATCAACGAACCGTTCACGGGAATCTTCGAGGGCTTGGGCGAATTGCTCATCATCATTGCACCATGTGTAAATTGTGCTACGCTCTACACCTAAATTAGCAGCTATGTCTGACAAAATACCGCCGCAAGCATTTGCAACCTTGCGAAAGGTATCTAATTTCGGTTTTTTGGAGGGCATTGCCATTTTTTATACTGTCGTTTTTGTCGTTATTCGACCCGTTCAACCATATCCGAGAACATCTCGCCGGGAATAACTTTATCATCGGGTCCGAACCCGAAACGAAGCATGAATGATGACTTCGTTCTATAAGACTTGAAGTTGAGCATCACGTAAGATTCAATGTCTTCGGCTTTTTGCTCTGCCTGTTGCCGGATTTGCTCTTTCATCTGCTTTACGGCTGCTTTGCGCTCTTCGTATGGCCGTTGTATTTCCTCAAAGTCGTCTATTATGGATGAGGTTCCTGCGTTGATCTCTTCTTGCATGACAGTAATGCCGTATATGTTCATGTCAGCCTCAGAGAGACCGGCCGCCTGATAATCTATTTCAGGTACGAGCACTCTCATTTTCTCCATGTCGAACTCTCCCATAGCTGATGGCGAGTTCATGAAGATGTTTTGTTCACGCTCGGTCTTGTCGTCCATATCTACGGCTTCGACTTTGATGTCGTAGTCTGTTTCGGGTGTTCCGTCGTAATTGTTGATGATGTCGAGAGTTTGCACACGCTTGTGCCCTGAAACGAGATAGGAGCTGCGGCGGTTCCAAACGATGCCACCGAGATAGCCGACGGTCTTGAAGTTCTTTTTGAGCTTCTTGACCACTTCGGGATCCTCCTTTCGGGGATTATAAGGTGCGAAGTTGATTTCGGAGCGTTTGATTACGACCGTTTCACTTTGCTTGTATTTGGGCTGCTGCTCTTTTCTCTTCGTCATATCGCAGTAATATATTTCGGGATAAGGGAAATACTTTGTAAATCTTTTCGAGGTCTTGAGGATAGTGTTGGCGCAGGTAATCGAATACCTCTGGTAAAAACGTCAGACCTTGCGATTTGTTCTTGTTGTAGGATATGGGTTCAGGCAGTTTTTTTGCCTTGATGTAGGCCATGACATCTGATTTCTTCCACTTGGATATAGGATAAATCTTGTTCGTATTGCTTATGGCTTCATTTTCATATCCGCGCAACATAAGACAGCGATTCATCCCGTCCGACTGCTTCATTCCATAAAACGTGTAGTTTATGCCAGTTTTCAGACGTATGCTTTCATCAACGTCTCTCAATGATAATAGCTTTATGCTGGGATTCGGGATGCAATATAGCCCGCAACGTAAAACGCGTGTCAATGTCCAATGGGGGATTTGCAGAATGGTAACGTTGGAATAACGGGCTTTGACGGCTCGCAGGTAGTTATCGATGTGGTCGAGACCTTTGACAAAATACATGAACACGCAAACGATTTCCTTGAAGTGCGGAGCCATCAGGTCGAGCAACACTTCACTGTCTTTCCCGCAAGAATAAAAAAGGATTGCCCTGTCCGTTTTTTGACGGACAGAGGCAATCACTTCGTTTGCATGGTCTATCGGTGTCATAACTAACCTGTTGCCATGCCAAAGGCGGCGCGAATGTCGCGTGCACGACCGGCACGATTCGTCGCACGGCCGCCTACTGTACGATAACGAACGCGGCTAACGCCGCTCGTCCGATTGATTCGATTTCTTACTGAATTTCGAGTGCAGCTTGAATTTTAGAAGTTTGACAATATGATTTAACCTACGGAAAGGCCTCGGGCTCTGTTTTGTCGTAAAGCGCTCGCTTCGGCTCTTGCAATTAGATTATCGCGGGATTGTTTCGCTCTACGACTTTCTGACGAGCTTGCCCATGTATTCGTTCTTCTCCAATTGGCTTCAGATAGTCGATCTGCTTGAGCTCTAATTTGTGCTTCTGTCTTATATCTACGTCGAGTGCAGCAATGATTTTAAGGGTTTAACAATTCATTTTCTCGATTACTTTACCGAGGTGGTAGTCGATCTCGGTCATGGTGTATTCGTTGCCGTTGTGCTCGTACACAATCGGCTCTTTCGTCTCTTCGTCGCAAACATCTACCAGTTCTGCCCCTTTTACCTCGACGAGTGCACCGGGGCGGTTGGTTTCATAACCCACCCAGAACTGAATCGCGTCGTAATGATTGATAACCGTATTGACGCCTTTGTCGCTGTCCCACGCCGATTCGGGCACATCACCGTCTTTTTTATAGACCTTGCCAGTGTTGTTATCTTGATACGAAATATACTTCGTATTGGTCGGACGTACTTCGCGGGTCTCGATCTTCTTTTCGCCCGACAGAATAGCGTCGAACCACTTCTTTTTGATGATAAGCGTTAAAATCTTCATACTGCTTGTTTTTTAGTAGCGGGGGCAAGAATCGAACTTGCGCCTGCGGGACACTAACCCGCCGTGGTAACCTCTGCACTACCCCGCATATATCTGTTCGATGCAAAAGTGGACACGTTCGGCACATTATGCAAATCTTACTACTGAATTATTTATTAAAAATACGATTTTTTATTGAGAGCTGCAATTTTTAAGGTCTTTTCTTCACACACCCTTTGCAGCGGATAATCTCAAGCACTACTGCGTCATATTTGACGATCAATAGGCTGTCGCGATTGTTGTCTGCACCTTTGTAGGCTTTACACCCACACTTCAGCCGCGTGCGGTGACATGTCGCGTCCGTCAATTCGAATGCCTTTTTGAGTAATGTCAAATCGCTGCGTTTTTCTACGTACATCGTTGGTTTCATATTATTATATAACTTTTACAAAGTTGAACATTCTGAATGACCGCCAGCCCTCGGCAACCGTATCGTAATAGGTTACGAGGTGTTTGTTAGGCTTACGGTCGTCACCTTTTGTTTCGGGGCATAAGTCGTCCTTAAGCGTACCGAATGCCTGTCGCAATTCACCCGTACTCGATTTGAGGTAGAAGAACTGCACGATGCCCGCGCGCATCTTTATCTTCAATTTGAACACCTGCCATGCCTTATGCAGACACTCAGCAAAGGTTACACCCGTCGCGCGGCACATCTGCCACGCCGTGCGCATGATGATGGAAAGGTCGGTTCGTTTCATTGTTATATAGGTTAAAAGTTGGTTTTTAGTTTGAGTAGTCGCAAGCACTCTTTCAACTCGCTGTCTGTGTATTTCTCGGCGATCTCTCGTGATATGCCGTTTGTGTTCATTGCGATTTTGATCGCAGCCTCTCTGTTCACCTTGAAGGATTTTCTTGTCTTCATAGCTTTTCAATTTTTTCAAATGTAACATAATACAGCCTATTGCCAACGAGTACCATTGCGATATTCAGTTTATCGAACTGTCCTCGATATTCACCAGTATTGCGTCCGAATCTCACCGGGTCGCCAATTTTTATGTCTTTCATATCTTTCATTTTTACCACCGGCGGCAGGTGCCGCCACGCTTCGGGCCTGAGGTCTGTTTATAGCCGCCCGAACGGCTTTTTAATCGAGTTTGTAAAGCAGCAACTGGCAATCTTCAACGTGTAGAACTCTCGTCGGTTCGACTTTGTCGATGTATCCGAAGAAGTCGTTTTTATCTGCATAGACGTACGCCCACTGGCCTTTCAGTTCGATTTCTTCTCTTGTGCCGAAATAGGCTACGGTGTCATCTACCTCTTCAACAAGGCCCCATGCCTCATTGCCAATACCTTCTCTGTTGATCGCGTCGATCACTTTAAATGCAAATGCGTTCATAGTTCTATTGTTTTTATTTGTTAGTTCAACATTTTCTTCAACCAGTCAGCAGCTTCTTTGTCTTCTTCGCCGTCCTCGTCATAAACTGCTTCAACGGCTACCGTTTCGTCCTCGATCGACCAGCTCGGCGCCGTCCAGTAGTCACCCTTGTCCTCGACGATCTCGGCGTCGTATGCGATAACGGCCGTAATACCGTTACTCTCGATCTCGAAGGTCTCGGCTTCGCCGTTGAGCTTCGTAATGTACGCTGCCGCCTGCTTGGCGAGGTTTTGCATCGTGGTATAGGTTGCCGTTGTCATAGTTATTATAGCTATTGGTTTTATTTTCTGATGCAAATATAAAGCTATAAATTTAATTATGCAAATAAAAATTAAAGTTTTTGCTATTATTTTTGTAGAAAAATAAAGTTATAGCTACATTTGTACCAACACCAAACATTTAAAGCTATGGATATAAAGAGATCAATAAAAGCTAACGGCTTAACTGTTAAAGAAGTGGCCGAAAGAATGGGAATTACACCCGTAGGACTTAGCCAACATATTAATGGGAATCCGAGTGTAGAAGTGCTTGAACGTATCGCCGCTGCTATTGGCTGTAACGTGGGGGATTTTTTCGCCCCTCAGCCGACGAACACGATAATGTGTCCGAAATGCGGTACGGTGTTAGAGGTCAAAGAAAGGAAATAATCATGGAGCAAGAGTTGATCCTATACAATTCGGTGGATGGGAAAAGTCGCGTATCCTTATTAGCACGCGACGGTTCCGTTTGGCTCAATCAAGCACAGATCGCAGAACTTTTTGCCACCTCTGTTCCCAATATCAGCCAACATATAAATAACATATTAAAAGATGGTGAGTTACCAGATGAATCAACTATTAAGGAATACTTAACAGTTGCCCCAAACGGCAAATCGTATCAAATAAAATTTTATTCACTGGAAATGATTTTGGCAATAGGTTTCCGCGTCCGATCCATCCGTGGCGTGCAATTCCGCCAGTGGGCAAACCGCAATCTCGCCGAATATCTCCGTAAAGGCTTCGTTATCGACGATGAGCGCCTGAAAAACCCAGACGGCCGCCCCGACTATTTCGACGAGTTATTGGATCGCATTCGGGATATACGTGCCTCGGAAAAGCGATTTTATCAGAAGGTGCGCGATCTGTTTGCATTGAGCAGCGATTACGACACGACGGACAAGGCTACGCAAATGTTTTATGCCGAAACGCAAAATAAGCTCCTCTATGCCGTAACAGGACATACATCCGCGGAGATCGTGATGCAACGAGCCGATGCAAATGCTCCCAATATGGGGCTTACCTCCTGGAAAGGTGCCGTAGTACGCAAGCAGGACGTTATTATTGCTAAAAACTACTTGACACACGACGAACTCGATTCTTTGAACCGGTTGGTTGTGATCTTCCTCGAAACAGCCGAGTTCAGGGCAAAGAGCAGGAAAGACCTTACGATGGGATTTTGGAGGGAGAACGTAGATAAAATTCTGGTATCGAACGATCAGCCCCTTTTACCCAATGCCGGTACGGTTGGCAAAGAGCAAAAAGACGCATTCGCCTACCAGGTTTATGAAGAGTTCAACGCCCGCAGAAAACGTAAGGCCGCAATCGAAGCCGATCGGGAGGATATGGAACAGTTAAAGGAGCTGGAATCCGAAATCAAACACCGAAAATAAGACCTGCCTGCATTGCGGGAAATTGATAACCATCAAGGCAGAATAACCTCAACGATACCTACCCATGGAACTACAACCTATCCAAAGCAAGATTTACGAAATACGGGGCCAGCGGGTGATGCTGGACCGTGATTTGGCGGAATTGTACCAAGTAACAACAAGCGCTCTCAATCAAGCGGTAAAGCGTAATATCGAACGCTTTCCGCCCGATTTCATGTTTCAACTGACAGATGCCGAAACTGAAAATTGGAAATCACAAATTGTGATAACCAATTCCATCACGATGGGTTTACGCCGCAACCCCTATGCGTTTACCGAGCAAGGCGTTTCTATGTTATCAGCTGTTTTGAAAAGCTCCGTTGCCATACAAGTAAGTATCGCTATTATGCGTGCTTTCGTAGCGATGCGGAACTACATCACGACCACGACGACAGTAACGGCCGAGTTGGCCGAAATTCGGGCGAAACTGGCGCTACTGGAGCGGGTGGACGCCGACAATGCCGAGGCGGTCAGCGATCTGTCGGAAGATATGCGCAAGGAGCTTGATAATATCTACAACGCTATTGCGGCGTTGTCGGTCAAGATACCGCAGGCACGCAAACCCGCCCGCAAAATTGGATTCCAACAAGCGGAGCAAAAGGCGGAAGAGTAGCAACGTACCCGACGAACACAATCACCTGCCCCAAGTGCGGGACGGTGCTGGAGATAAAAGAAAAGGAATAAATAAAACTACATTCCTATGACACAAAAGCAGGCCATACAGTTGTTCGAGGACCGCAAGGTGCGCACCGTTTGGGACGAGCGGACGGAGACGTGGTATTTTTCCGTTCTCGACGTGATCTCCGCTCTGACGGACACCGTGAATCCGACCGATTATTTCAAGAAGATGCGCAAGCGGGATGAAGCGCTCGCCTCGTTCGTGGGGACAAATTGTCCCCAGATAGCCATGAGGTCAGAAACGGGAGTGATGCGCAAGACGCTGGCCGGAGATGTGAAAACCGTCCTGCGGATTATCCAGTCGATTCCGTCACAGAAAGCCGAGCCTTTCAAGCAATGGATGGCGCAGGTGGCAAGCGACCGCCTCGACCAAATGCAAGACCCTGAGTTATCTATTGAGCAGGCCGTAGCCGATTATAAACGCCTTGGATATTCGGATACATGGATTAACCAACGCTTGAAAAGTATCGAAGTCCGTAAACTTCTCACTGACGAGTGGAAACGCGGGGGCGTTGATGGAACGCAATATGCCACCCTTACGGACATTATCACGAAGGAGTGGGCCGGACGTACCACGAAAGCCTACAAACGTTACAAGGGGTTGAAAAAGGAGAACCTGCGGGATAATATGACCAATGTCGAACTGCTGTTGAACTCATTGGCCGAGGCCTCTGCTACCGAACTTTCCCGAAACGAAAATCCAATAGGTTTCAAGGCCAACGCCAACGTCGCCAAACGGGGCGGTACAGTAGCTAAAGTTGCCCGACAACAACTCGAAAGCCAACTCGGACACTCTGTCGTATCACCCCTCAACGCTCGGCAATACCTCGGAACGTTGCCCGACAATCCGCCACCCGAAACAGCGCACCTTACTTCAGCGGTAAAATCGACGAAACCGATTACATGCGACACCTCAAACGAGGAGGAATAAATAGTTCTCAACTTAAAAACACAAATGAAACTAAAGAATATGAAATGTAATATGGAACCGTCTCTGAATATTCGATCATTTCGAATAGGCAATTTAGTGTATAACTCCCATCTCGACCGAATTGGGTATATTGCAGAAATTACGCGTGCAGACATGACGTTATTTCATGGTGAGATGCTAATTAAGGAAGCCGGATTTTATCATGAGATTTTAGATAAAGTAGTATTAGGAGATGTTAGGCCTATACGTTTGACTCCAACGTTATTGGAAAAATGCGGCTTTGAGAAAGAATTTAGCGACTGTTACCAACGATTTGACTACTATATCATCCCCCGTGTGATATGTTTATCTCCTAAAAAAGAAGGGTTCTGTTGGCAGGTGGAAGACGAAATCGACGATTGCAATGTGGATGTGCCCATAAAGTATCTGCACCAGCTCCAGAATATATATTTTACATTGACCGGAACGGAGCTGAATGTAGAAAAGATATATGATGCGAGAATGTAAAAAGCCGAGTTCCCTCGGCTTTCTGTTTATCATTTCAAACCGACCGAATCAAAAATAGGGTACGGTTCGATATGTCATTTTCTCGGTTCATGATTGAGGCGGGATTGTGAGTTGATTATCTTTTTTAGTCGGTCTCGACCGCAATACCTCCAATATCACTCGGTCACCGTCGAGAACCAGCATCCCGTGTCGGCGGGGATCACCACCTTTGGTGCGGTGCTCGGCCTCGCATTCGGTGCGGATCCGGACACAACGGAAACCTGCGGCCTCGAAAGCCGATCCGATTAACGATAGGTCGCTGCGCTTGGGGACGCAGTACATGGGTTTAATTGCCGCTTCGATGCGGTTCATACGTTCGATGCGCTTTTTCATATAGGTTTAGCAATAAAAAACTGCGTTACGAGTTGCTCGGCCCTATATGCAAGCCGTCGGGCGTTTCCGCTTACCGAACTCGACGCAGTTAGATTAAACTGTATGAATAGATACAATATATCCGATAATCCAGACATATTTGCATCGCATATAGGTTTAGCAATGCAAATATAAGGATTTTATCGGAAATAAAAAGCGCCCTTCAGGGCGCTATAAAGTTTGAATCGGGTATTTTAGTATTATATTATTCTTCTTCGGCCGCCTTTCTTTCTGATTTGTAGGCAGCTTTGGTTTTAAGTCCTGCATCAATATCTTCGTCATCTCCAATATAACGGCTTAACAGCCAATGATAGACATTTTGAGCCGAAGCACCACTGCCTACCGTAACAACATAGGCTTGCTCAAATTCCCAACCGAGTTCACCCATAAAGTTCATAGCGTCTACCATCGAGTTGAACGTAAGTTTTTTTCCGTTTTCATCGACCAATTTGTTGTTTTGAAATTGGTTCTGTCCAAAATCTACTTGCACCGTGCATTTCGACGATAAAAGTTTTTGGGTTCCGACAAGTTCGCAATAGACTTTGTGTTGTTGCGCATTCGTTGCGCAAATTGACATTGTAGCCACGGCGACTAAAAGTAAAATTTTTTTCATAATTCAATAAGTTATTGGTTAGTCGTGCAAAAGTACAAAATTCCCCCCCCCGCAAAATAATGAGCCTATTTTTTTTGAAGTTGTGCCGAAAGTTCCGAGGTTTGTAAAAACGCTGAAGCTGTGATTTGTATTTTTATTTTGTTTATCCTTATTGCTATGTTTGTCGTGGTAATTATATCCGAATACCGCTTCAACAAGGTAATAAAAGCCCACGATCAACGAATGCGCCAGATGTTTTCCGATATTGAAGAGGCGCGTAAATACTCTGCTAAAGATTAACAACAACCTCGCGTTCGTTGTCGTTGCCTGAATCATCGTCCCATGTGATTTTCACAATGGGCGTAGAATTATGTCCTTCAAATAACATCAATTTCACTCTGAAATTCCCGCCACTATGTAGGAATGGATATGGTAATAATTTGTCGCTCGGGAATGGTATAATACCGTCTTTATGCTCCTTATCTTCCATAAATTGAGCCCATACTCGGATATTTTTTGCGGTTGCTAAACCGGTATTGCGAAATATCATTTCCCAGTGACTACCTATTTTAGCAGTAGAAACATCTATTAGAGCCTTTTTTCGTTCTGTTTCCAGCTGTTTGTATTTTGCTAATTCAAGTTCTTGTAACCGCCTTGTATTCTTGCGCGATTTTATATCCGCAGTATATGCCCATATTGCAGCTATTGAGGATAATATAAATGAAAATATCGCTATCCAATCTGAAATTTGCATCGGCTCCTATTGTTTAACTCGTCTTTGAATGCTTATTATCAGGTGTCTGAATTATAATATATTTTTGTAATTTATTGATATACATTATTTTAGCTCCGATTTTATGGGGGGGGGATTTTTGACCCCCAGATCTGCCGGAGTTGCCGGAAAGCCTGTATATGTTCCTAAAATGGTCGTTTTGAGGATAGAATTCGATTCCTCAATTTGCGTAATTAGCCGATTCATCTGTTCGTCCTTGGTTTTTAAGCTGGCCGCTTGATTCTCTATAACCGCCCACACGCTTTGGGGGATAGTTATCATCATATCTACGTTTTCTGCCGCAGTTACATCTTCTGTCTTTTGTGTGGAAGTATTTTTTAGCATATTGCCTTTGCCATTCAATAACCATTCTCTGTTCAAATCGCTATATGCACGCAAAATTTTTTCGATAGAATTTCGGCCCAAATCGCTTTTCCCCTTGCGTGCTTTGCCTATCAGCCCAACGGATAAATGGCAATCAATAGTTACTTGATTGTCGTTTAACCCCTTGAAATCCATATATTTTATAAATCTTTCAATAATCATAAATAATAATTATAGATTATATATTGATATTTCAATGTATTTGTCTATATTTGCATTATCGAACAACAAAACAACAACCGTTTCGACGATGAAATACAAGGTACATTCGCAAATATACTAAATAATATATGAAAACGAGCAAGTACAACCTACCTAAAATCATGCGCAATGCTTGGTACATGTTCAAGGTTAAGATGTACAAGACGTTTGCGGCAGCCCTTCGCAAGGCGTGGGCAAATGAGAAACGCAATATGCTCTATGCCACCATTGAGGGACGAAGCCTTGCCACAGAGGATGCACACGCAATAGCAGCGGCTCGTATGGCGTGGACGCCGGTAACAGTGCCGACCGATTATTACGGCGAACAGGGCCGCTACTATGGCGATTGATTATGGAAAACAAGCAGGATAAAGGACGAAAAAGGGACGCCGCAGCGTCCCAGTCCCGCCCCTCCGCCCTCGTGGGTTACAACCGGAATGGCAACGAACGGTAGTGTTGTCGCACATTTTCGCGGCGTCCGAACCTAACGCGGGTATAGGCACGAATAAACATCACCTTCGGCCGATGAATATTGGTTCTATTCATGGCGTAAAGGGTTAAATGTTGATGGCGTCAGTTTAACATCCCATTTGGGATGACCACCAGCCCCGAAGGGCAAAACAAAAGTAGTTATTTATCCTGCTTTTCTAAAATTAGAAGAATGAACGATGTAATGGAATCGGCCGACAGGCTGGCCGCCCTGCTCGAAGAATAGCGGGTGTACATTGAACGAATTATCAAAATACTCAATAAACAATATGCTGGTAAAAAAGACGATAAAAGTGATTGTTCTGCCTCCTGATGTGAAGAAGGAGATTGCGGCCGAGGTCGGATGTACGGTCGAAACGGTATATAATGCCTTGAATTTGACGAATCCCACAGTTGGAGAGCAACCCGATCGTATCCGTCGTATGGCGCGAGAGCGGGGTGGCTACAATGGGACTAAAATCCGGTGGATTGAGGCTTAAAAAAGACTATGCTATGAAGGGATCGCCAAGTTGAAGGGCGTGGCCGTTGAGCGGCTGCGAATGAAGAAGGAGGACAAATAACGACAAAGAGTGCGTGGTAGAATGGTATTACGAATCGATTAGTGGTAAAGACCAAGTGTACTCACGATGCGCTTAATGGACAGTACACCCTGAAGAGCGCAGATGTTCAAACAGAAGCTAACCGATTGAAAGGCATTCCAGACGTGGAATGTTTGCCAGTTCGAATCTGGCCGCACTCCCTAATCAATATAAAGCATTATGAACGAGCCAATTATTATTACCACTCCCGCAGAATTGCGCTCTATTGTCGCTGACGAAGTGGCGGCGATTCTGCCGAAGCTCGCCGATTTCAGGCGTAAGAATGAACCGGTAGAAATCGACAATTTGTCGGTTGAAGAAGCCGTGCGGTTTATTGCGGAGCAAGGTATCCCGACCACCCGTTCGACGATTTATAATTGGGTTTTTCTAAAAAAGATCCCATTTAAGAAAATTGGACGCCGCACGGTGTTTTCCAAAAAGGAGCTTCTTGCTTGGATCGAATCCCGTACGACTTTGCCGGAGGACAGACGGGCCGTTGCAGCTGCGCGTATCGCCAAAAGTGCTAACTGCAAATAAAATGACAGATAGGCTACTACCGAACCAGTGACTAATATGTACTTCTATGCTGTACTGGTCGGCCCTGGTAGTGGATCAACCGAGCACTATCCGCGCCCAACGTTCTTTCATTCGAGTAAAGTTAAGAGTTGAGATTAGTTGAGTTTGCCATTTCCGGGCGCGGATTTTCAAAGTCCGTATCGGGTTGAATGTCCCGGTGCGGGCGCAAAGGACGGCACGGAAGCCGTAGGGGTCCTAAAGCCTGCCATAAACCCCGGCCGCAAGGCAGAAAGGCTGGAACGAATAAGCGGTTCATTGAAATACGAGAACCATCCGAAGGGATGTAAAACCCGGCGAGCGACTTGGCGCAGAAGGGCGGATATTAGGCCGATCAATACCAAAAAGCAGGCGACGATCCGGAGCAATTCGGGGAGCCGGTAGCGATATACCCTGCGATTCAGTCGTGGTCTTCGATGACGACAGGGTGCAAATTTTAATCAAAACAATTTACGTGCAATGTCAAACAAAGTATTTACCCCAGAGAACATTTCCAAATTAAAACAGAACGAGGTCTTTGTATTCGGCAGTAATAAGGCCGGTAACCACGTTGGCGGCGCAGCTCGTGTCGCGGTCGAGAAGTTCGGCGCGATCATGGGGCACGGCGAGGGCTTACAGGGCCAGTCCTACGCTATCCCTACGCTCGATGAACAGATGGACAAGGTGTCTACCGAGGAATTGACGCGATCGGTACGGAGATTCGCAGACTATACACGGTACAATACCGATAAGGTTTTCTATGTAACCAAGATCGGATGCGGCATCGCTGGATTCTCGGTCGAAGAGATTGTGGAAGTATTCAAAAGCGTCTCGTTCGGCGATAACGTGGTGCTTCCGCAAGAGTTCGGCGAAGAAAAACATATCGATGGATTTAAAGGGTTCAATGCAGATATGACCTGCCTGGGCTTCAAATTCGAGGAGGGCAAGACTTACGAAGAGGATGTTGAGTTGAAAGTTTGTAATCGAGGCTTTCATTTCTGCGAATCACCGTTCTCTGTCCTTAGCTATCGTGATATGCTGGATGATGAATGCAAGTTCATCCCTGTGCATCATGTAACAGCTTTGGGGCGATGTCATTCCGACTCGGATAAAACGGCGACGACAAAGATTCACATCGGGGCAAAACTCGATTTCAAAGGATTCATTAAAGCTGGTATAGATTTCATTTACGAGAAGTGCATCAAAGAGGGTCCGACCGACAATGTTAATTCGGGCTACGACGCAAAGATCGGCTCCTCGGGCGACGGCGCAAAGATCGGCTCCTCGGGCTACGGCGCACAGATCGGCTCCTCGGGCGACGGCGCAAAGATCGGCTCCTCGGGCTACGACGCACAGATCGGCTCCTCGGGCGACCTCGCAAAGATCGGCTCCTCGGGCGACGGCGCACAGATCGGCTCCTCGGGCGACGGCGCACAGATCGGCTCCTCGGGCGACCTCGCACAGATCGGCTCCTCGGGCGACCTCGCAAAGATCGGCTCCTCGGGCGACCTCGCAAAGATCGAAAGCGAAGGTAACAATGCTGTTGTAGCAGCCATAGGTATAGATTCAAAAATAAAGGCAAAGAAAGGTAGCTGGATTACCCTCGCTGAATATGGCGAGGATCTGAAACCAGTGTGCGTAAGGTCTGCACAGATCGATGGGAAATCGCTCAAGGAGGATGTTTTCTATCAACTGAAAGGCGGCGAGTTTGTCGAAGCAGCAGAATAACAGCAAATATCATCCACAAGTAAATCTTTACCAACATGCAAACCTTCTTTTCCGAAAGCACAGTCAAAAGTCTGTGGGGCACGCTTGCGGGCCGCCTCTGGCGTGCGTGGTACCGCCTCAAGAGCAAGGTGCGCCGGATGATCGACAAGTCCCGCCGCCGGGCATATAAACTCCAAAACCGACCCCGTGTCTATCGGGTAGAAATTCGATAGGACTTATCGTAATTTTCTCATAGTCGGCATAATAAAAGTATGTTTTTTGCATAATGAAAAACTTTCGTATCTTTGGAAATATGAATAACTCAGATGTTATGCAGGATATTAGGCTACATATTCATATTGAGGATACGCAACCGATGGAACTGCTGGATTTAACAAGTTCTCTCGTCGCGTTGAATAATCAGTATGTGGCTTACCTCAAAAAGCATCCCGAACAAAACATAAACAGCGATGCAAAGCTATATGTTAAAGAGATTCGGCATGGGAGCGTTATCGTGGAGCTTATCGATACTCTGGCAGTTGCCGTGTTGCCGTTTATGGAAAATGCCAATTCCATCATTGGTTTTGTCGGATATTGCAAAGATGCGATAAAATACTTTTTAGGGAAAAGAGCTGATAATCCGGGCTTGACGATTTCCGACTGCCGAGACTTCGGCAATTTAGTAAATCCGATTGCGGCGGATAATGGAGCTGTAATCAATATTGGGACATATATCAATGGAAATATAAACGTCGGATTGCAAGTGGATAGCATTGAATCTAATGCAATACAAAATGCCATAAGGAAAGAAATAGATAAACTATCGGCACACGAGCAAACCGACATCCACAAGAATGTGCTAATGACATGGCAGCAGGCCAGCAGCGACATAAAAAACAATGCCAAGAACAGAGGTGTTATTGATAGTATTTTCCCGGGTCATGCAATGAAAGTATTGTTTGACGATGAAAATATAAAGCGGATGATGTTGTACGGAGAAGACAATCCACTAACCTCGGTATATGTGGTGGACGTTAAAGTGGAAACGTCACAAAATAAGCCCGTTGCATACAGAATAGTCAAGTTTCACGAGATGTTCGAATCATAGTAAATTCCTACATCAACTTTGAAAAGGTGTCGATTTCGATGCCTTTTTCTTATTTGTTATTGCAAGATAAAAAATGATTTCGTATATTTGCCTTGCCAAAGACTCACGGTAACGTGATTACAAGTACATACGAACGCTATTTGAGGCGTGTCCCTGTTGCACTTCTACTCTACGTAGTCGTGGGTCTTTGGCGAGATTAGGGGGCGCGTCTCTCTTTTTGTACATTTTTGTTAAACTAACTTGTGTTCAATTAAATGCCAAAGACCGACACGAGTAGTAAGGTGAATAACAGTACCCTTACTCCGGCTGTATTCGACGTACAGCAACAAATCCATTACAAGTATCTGTACAGAACTCATCTCTTTCGAGTTGGCTTTTCAGAGCATCCCGAAACCTATCTTGTTAATATTAGCGGCACAACACTCGACGATCACAAGGTCGAGGTATCTCGCGTCTATGATGAGCTCCATCCATTGATGGCCATAGGACGTGCCGTTACGGAGTTCTACGACAACTATGTATGCGGCCGTATCGGCAGCATCATTATCAAACAACGAGTTGTCAAATAACCAATTCAGCTATGGCACACGTAATAACGCTTGCCGTTGTGATCGCACCGATCGCAGCGGTGTTCAACTGGGTGCTGTCCAGGCCCCGGCGTATGCGGATCACCCGCTATCTGTTGAATGAAATTTTCGAACAGCGATGAATACAGACTTGCACACAACAAAAGGCAATGTATCATGCCATCGGATGTATGACGAGTACATCGATTATCCGAGTATCGAGTGGGATAAGGGACTGCAAGCGACAAGTAAGTCCGAATGTCCCGCTCCATCGGATCAAATCCCTTATTTTCGGATCGGAGCTGCAATCTATCGGCAGGTGGCCGGAATACTTCAGGATATGCTCGGTGATCGTAATTGTCTGTCAAATGTAAAGATCGATTGGGAGGATGAGGACGGCAATAGTTACACCTTTACGGACAGCTCTGTTTGGGTGTATCGTAAGAGGGTCCGATTCCCGGAAGGCAGTATGGAGGTCGTCGATGACTTGGGTTCGGGTTGGTGGGAGTTTCACAGTTATACGCCCGAAGGTGACGAGAAGATCAACGATTTTCAATTCAGCAAACTCAAGGAATATATCTGTTTAACCGAATAAAACATGTGAAACAAATGAAAACGAGAATCGAGATTTACGAAATCGACCGCCCGCAAAACATTGTTGCCTCGGGTTCTTGGAATAGGCAACTCTCGACTGCCGAGATACGCAAGGAAACCAAATATATGATGCGGTATAGCGATTCTAAAAAGTTCGCATCACGAGTGATAACCGATAGAGATTGAAAATATGGAACTGCGTAAAATATCCGAAGAACAGAAAAGATTACTGGATCGGCCGCTGCCTTCAGAGGCAATATCGCCGCATCCGACAAAGAACTACTTGTCCACGATCAAAGCGATCTACGTTACCGAGCGTCTGAATGACGTGTTCGGAGTAGGTAGCTGGCGTGTCCGCTCCGAACAGGTTGCCCGTGACAATAAGATGGTGGTTGTCAAGGTAACGTTCGAGATACCTGAATATGGTATCTATTATGAATGTTATGGAGGTAACGATAACTCAGATTTGGGTGATGCCCACAAGGGGGCTACAACCGATGCTTTGACAAAGATCGGGTCCTGGCTCGGGATTGGTGCCGATGTATTCAAGGGTAAATCGCGCAATATGTCAGCAAAATGCGCGGCAGCTGCTCCGGACCCTCTCGCTTCGGCCCGGCCCGATACACCCCGGGCAAAACATCGGATTACGACAGATATGCTTGACGATCCGATCAAGTGCGATTGTCTGCTTAATTGGGGTTATGACTTATGGACCGCTTCAGGCTATGCGGCAGATTTCGATATTGCCGCACGTCTTCTGAAATCTTATGACGCCGATACTGACGTGCTTAAACGTTATGCGGCTTTGTTCAATTCTTATAAGATGGCTCGGCATGGAAAATAATTCATTATTGCTCTGTGAAACGGCCTCGGTCAGTGAATTGACCTCTCGGGCGGTCAGGGCTGTCGTAAACGGGGATATTGACCCGATAACGGCCCATATCAATATCAGCAGGATGGAAGCGGCAATCAAGGCGTTCAAGGATAATGAAGAGATCCGGGACATCACACTCCGCGAATTATCCCAATACGGGAAATCGCACCAATTCGGGGATTGCCGGTTGGAAGAAGCCGAGGTCGGTGTCAAATACGATTATGCGGATTGCGGTGACAGTAAGTTATATGATATGTACGCAACTCTTGAATCCTTGAAAGCTGACATTAAAGAGCGAGAAACAATGCTTCGACAACTGCCTGTTTCCGGGCTTGCCGATCCCGAAACGGGTGAGATGCTTTACCCGCCCGTTCGAAGTAGTAAAACGAGTATCAAAACAACATTCAAAAAACAACCGTAGCTATGTCACAACTTATCAATGTATCGATTTGCGTTTCGGATATTCCCCGCGACCAGATCAAAGTTGCCAATAATGGCAAGAAGTATATCGCCGTATGCGTTTCGCAGTTCCGGGAACCGGATTCCTACGAAAATACCCATTCGGTATTTATGCGTCAGACTAAAGAGGAGAGAGAGGCGAAAGCACCTCGTGTTTATATCGGCCGGGGTAAGGCCATAAACTTCACTTCGGCACCGGTTACAGTGGAGAATATCGCGGATATGCCTTTGGCAGATAGGGTAGATGATCTTCCATTCTAATATTCGGAATCCCATGATCGGTTATGAAATCAAGTCTTGGGAGATTCGGCAAATAGTACGTATTCTGCGTGACCTGGAGTTTTGCGATGCCTCGACTATCCGAGGACTAAATGCTATCCGTATGGGTAGAATCCTGTATAAAAAAATAATTAAACGCCATGCAAAGAATCGAACAAATACGGAAGGAAGCTCGGAATATTCAGATGGCTCTTGAATGTATGAATAATCCCAATATCGAAGCCATGATAGAGCGTTTGGACCAGCTGGGTGTTTACTACGCTCGCAGCGGTGAATTGTTGAGTGAGGTTGTCGGAATGCGTGACGCTGCGGTGGCCAGGTTGTTTCACGATGAAAAAGAAACGATTATCAGTTTGTCTCCATCGTTGGCGACAAAATTGGTGAACAGTTCTGCTTCGGAGCTGAATGCTTTAGAAAAGTGGTTGGACCGCATCAATGCATCTTGCAAGCATCAGTGCGACAACCTTCGGACTATGATAAGTTACGAGAAAGAACGCTTAAAATTGTAAATAAAGAAGATGATTGAAGTGTTTGATAAACCACCGAAATAATACAATGATATGGCCAATATTAGGGTCGGATTAAGCTATTACAGCGTCGATACGGATAGATATTTGGATATTCGGATAAGGCGGCTTGTTAAGGCTTTCGGTTGTGACGGTATTGCGGTTTACGACTACTTGCTATGTAATATATACCGGGTAAAAGGCTGTTTTGCTGCGTGGGACGAAAGTACTGCCTTCAACGTGGCTGAATACCTCAGGTTAAAGGAGTCGGTTGTTTTGGAGATTGTTCGGTACTGCGGTGTTGTGGGTCTTTTCAATAAAGAACTGCTCTCTCGTGGGATCATAACGTCGGCAGCCATCCAAAGGCGATATATTGACACTTGCATACGAGCGAAACGCAAGAATCTTGAAATACCGGAATTTTGCCGCATTCTTCCGGAAGAAACAGCCAAACTTCCGGAAGAATCGCCGAATACTCCGGAATTTTGCCGCGAAGTAAAGAAAAGTATTATATCTTCTCCTTACGTCGAAGATATAAATAATCCCCCCTTATATCCCCCCGAGGGGGAAGAAGATTATATTCCGACTGAATTTGTGACGTTGTGGGATAAGTTCAAGGGAAAGCGCAAGTCGCTTACCGATGACTACAAGGACTTTTGCAAAAAGACGGAGGGACTGGTTATAGATTATGTTAAATTGCAACGCAGCGCTCAATTTGCGAAAAATGTTTATTTCCAAACGTGGTTAAACGACTTTTTCCCGAAAAAATCCAGGCGTAATATAGATCTCTCGGCTGTCGAACCTGCGTTCCAGCCTATCATGGCGGATTGGCTTGCTTACAAGTCTGAACGCGGACAGACCTATCGACCGCTCGGATTACAGCGTTGCTATGTACGCCTGCTGACGCTTTCGGGCAACGATGCGGCCAAAGCTCGCCGTATCGTGGACTTCTCGATCGCCAACAACTATTCGGGGCTGTTCCCTCCACATGACCAGGACAATTCGGCAAATCGCCATCCGGCAACGGACTATCACGCCCAACCGGGCCAAACGTATGAAGACTTCTGACAATGAACTACGATGAAATCCTGAAACAGTTGAAAATCGAAGGTAATCCTACGCCTTGCGCCCGTTTCACCTTCAGTATTCCGAATGCGAAAGAAGAGTTGGTGACTGCGATGTCCGCAGTTCTGGGAGCTATGGGCGAACGGTTTGTCTGGTTGCCGGAATACGACAAGGTAGCGGAATGGCTGTCGGCAAACAACGGAAAAGGGTTACTACTGTTCGGAAACTGCGGACGCGGGAAATCGCTGTTGGTCCGCTACGCAATTCCGATGTTGCTACGCAAGTTCGCCAACCGGATCGTAACGGTCGTGGACTGCGGGTCACAGAGTGTCAATATCGACGACGTAATTAAACGCAAGTTTATCACACTGGACGATATGGGCGTGGAGGTGGACCGAGTAGAGTTCGGGACACGACGTAATCTGGTCGTAGAACTCATCAACAAGGCACAGGACAATCCCGATACGCTTCTGTTCATATCTTCGAACCTTACAGGCGAAGCGATCAAGGACCGATATGGAGATCGGATATACGACCGGATCAAGTATCTATGCCATCGGGTCGCTTTTAATGGAAACAGTTTACGCAAATGAAACACCTTGAATCGAACATCCAACGCGCTTTTGTACGTTGGTTCCGGCTTCAATACCCCGAGTATGCTTTGAATTTGACGAGCGTGCCCAATGGTGGATTGCGAAGTAAAACCGAGGCGGCCATCATGAAAGCTGAAGGGATGACGGCTGGAGCGGCGGATTTACTGTTACTTGTTCCCCGAGATGGGTTTGGTGTACTGGGACTGGAATTTAAGACCCAAGTAAAAGGAAGTCGTCAGACCCCAGCACAAAAACAATGGCAGAAATCTTTTGAACAGGTTGGAAACAAGTATGTACTTGTTCGCACACTGAATGAAGCTATAACGGCAGTTCAAAATTATTTGGATAAATGACAAAACGACAATTTTATCACTGGCTTCATTCTGCCGAGTGGTTCACTATGGGTAAAACGCATTGATTATATGACCAACCTTTCTTACCGCCAGGCAATGTTGATTAAACATACGGCCTGGATGAACACTCGCTTGCTCGCGCGGGGTCCTCGGCCGGAAGACGAGCGGTACGTGCCGCTCGCGGTGCGGATGCTTACGCTGGTCGGCTGCTTGAACTACGCGATGCTCGACCTTGAGTCCGAACTCACGGCATCCGGCTTGTTCCACCATGAAACCAAACGCCGCTATACGCAGGCTCAGACTTTGGTCTCGCAGGCTCACGGCATCGCGTGGTCGATGCTTCGCAAGATCGACGACCGAGCCGCCCGGCAGTACAACGACAAGACGGACGAGGCGTATCGGACCATCAGCGGCTGTATCCTGTTGGAGGCTCCTCAAAGGTCTTACAACATCGTGCTGTCGCTGTGTAGGATCATCAGCTCTCTCAACGGTCGGATTTCGGGCCGCTACGACTTCAACCCGGCCAAACCTCTTGTACGCATCCCGGCTCTGTTGGAGTGTATCGGGATCGAGGATTGTAAAATAGACGGAATCATCGAATTGAATTTAACGGACTAAAGAAAATGAAAAAATACACACAAGCGGATTTCGATGCCTTCGAGGTGATCGACGGAATCAAACAATGCCCCTCGGGGGATTACAGTGATATACAAATATTCGGCGAGCGGTGCTCCTTCGGCGAGCGGTGCTCCTTCGGCGAGCGGTGCTCTTTCGGTAAGGAGTGCTCTTTCGGTGAGGAGTGCTCTTTCGGCAAGTGGTGCTCTTTCGGCAAGTGGTGCTCTTTTGGTGAGTGGTGCTCCTTTGGTGAGCGGTGCTACTTCGGCGAGAGGTGCTCTTTCGGCGAGTGGTGCTACTTCGGCGAGAGGTGCTCCTTTGAAGGGAAAGGCGAATATATCGGCGATTATCCTTTCCTGGCTTTTGTCGGATTCGGCTCCCGGATTGGCAGCAAGGTTTACTTTTTCAACCTGCAAGACGGCATTTATGTCCGTTGCGGCTGCTGGCTGTCGGATATAGCCGGGTTCCGGGAGAGAGTGAAGGCGGAGAATGCCGATGCGATGTACCTGGATTTATGCGATCTGGTCGAGAGGAAGTTTAACCAAAAAAACTATAAATAACTATGCGAGCGAACGAATATCAGACACGCGCGATGAGTACGCGGCTGCCGAGTTGCGAGAATGCGACCTATATGCTTTTCGGCCTGATGGCCGAGGTAGGCGAAATCGCCGACAAGATCGCCAAATGGCGCCGAAAGGGAGTGTGCCGGCTGGATATGGATCATCAGCTCTCTCAACGGTCGGATTTCGGGCCGCTACGACTTCAACCCGGC